ATATTAATAATATATAATAACACGTGCGCGCGCGTATACAATAAGAAGTAGAAAAAATAAAAATAAAGAAATTTCCAAAAACCTCTTGACAAAACAATGGTTTCGTGGTATACTAAGTATGAGTAAAAAGATGATTGGAGGATTGTCTGTGAAAAATAAAGAAATCAAGGCAGTTTATGATTCATTTATAAAAGACGGAACGGAAACAACAGAGGAGCTCGAAGATTCTTTCCTGCCATCTGTGAAAAATAAAGACGCAAAAAGAAAACTTCTTAGGAAGATGAAAGAGATTTGGCTTGAGAAAATTCAAAATCAATTACTTGATGAGTTTACAATATCGTTTTATGATCTTGAAATTGAATTCTTGAAATCGCTTCCGAACGAAAAGATAAAAAGATTATTTTATTCATTGCTTTGCTTCGAAAAACTCCACTGGCACGAGTCTGGTTGGATTCGTTTTGAAATTGATGAGCTCGCGGAGCTGGGTGGATTGAAGATGTTGAAGTGTGAAGACTTCGCCGACTTGGTTCCGTTCGGATTAAAGATGCGAGTAACCGGAAGCAAAAACGCCGTCTCGACATATTATTCAATCGGTTGGACGATAGAGAAGCAGATCGGGAAACACCGAGAGAAAAAAGTCGTGGATGTTTTAGGAATTGAGTGCGCAGATAAATTTTGGGAGGTTGTAAATATTGATTAGTAATAGTTGTCTGTCTAAAATTAGCAAAATATACAAACGATATGAAGAACTTTCGAAGTGTACGGTAGGCAAAAGATTAAAATACATTTTATCTAAAAAGTATGAGGATTTGTCTGAAGAAGAGAAATCACTTGTATGGAACCTGTCTAAAGAAATTCCAGATGAATATTTGATAGAAGTCGGAATAGAGCCGCTTAGTTCATTACGCAAAAAGTATATTGCGTCTGTTTTAAATGCCGATCCAGAATGTTTTGTATATTGTGTATATGTACACACCAATAGAAAAAATGGAAAGGTTTATGTCGGACAAACAAAAGATGTAAAAGAGCGATTTGCTAGAGGCGGAAGTAATTATAAAAAGAACAATTACTTTTATAATGCAATCAAGAAATATGGATGGGACGGATTTGATCACGAAATTCTTGCGTATAATTTAAACAAAGATGAAGCAAATGAGATGGAAATATATTATATCAAAAAATTTGATTCAACGAATCCAGAAAAAGGATATAATATAGCGCCGGGCGGAAATTCTGGTGTATTGGCGGAATCTACAAAGAACAAAATGAAGGAAAATTGGGAGAAAAAGTCAATCATTGAGAAACTCGTAATAGCAAAAAGGTTGTCCGATAGTAATAGTTATTGGAATACGTATTTTTTAAAAACTGTAAATGAGTGCGTTAATTCTGGAGAATATACCCGTCCGAAACTTGAGGAGTTGATGATTCAATTCGAAGAGCGTATGGAGAAAGAAAAAGAAACTCAAAACGCAAAAACTCCAAGAAAAAACAGGGAGAATTATAAAAAAGCAGAGGTTTTCATTCCTGAAGATTTTAAAAGCCAAAATAAAGAATTATTTAAAAGAGCAAAATATATACCAATGCCAGAAAAGATAATAAGTGAATGGTGTAACGCTTTTATTGAAAAATTTTCAAATTTTAAAGAATTTGCAAGAAAAATTAGAGAAGAGAAGCATCAAATATATTTAAACCTTCCTTTAAGGAACAAATTAGAATATTTGTATGGTTGTTTAGGCGGAGATTATATGACTCCGAATACGGCGAAAAAAACAATAGAAGCAGCAATAAACAGTGGCGAAGTAACAGAAGAGGAAGCCAAAAAAATACACGAGGATGTTAAAAAGATGTATGGACGGGAGGATCTCGATGAATGGAAATAGTCAATAAAAGAAAAGCGTGTCAAGAAATTTTATCTACTCAAAAATATCTTCCCGACTTTAATATAAAGGCACAAGATTTTTGGATTTGTTATTATTTAAAAACAATTCTAAAAGCAGATAAAAACACGGCGCGTAAAATGTGGAAAAGAATCGTTGCTGGAACACCAAATGACGGGGGAGAATTTATAAACAATTCTACATTTGACAGGAAGTGGGCGATATGTGATTCGAGAGAAAAAAAATCATCTGGGTGGGGTCTTAATTCTGAAGTATCTGTTTATGTTGGGCAGATTAAAAAAATAAAAGATTTGAAACTGTCACTTGGATGGCATAAAATGCTCGTTATTTGTATGATGTTTTATTTTAAAAGCATTGGAACAAAAAGAATTGAAAATGTCAATTTACCAGAACTTGCTAAATATGTTGGAAAAAAATCAAAAGATGTTTCAGAAGCACTGTCTAACAAAATTTTTACAGAGTGTGAAAATGCGGGGTTTTTGAAGTTTTCCAAAGATCAAAAATGGGATTCTAAAAACGGAGAATATTATACCATTGGATATCTTGAATTCAACATACCGAAAGATAAAGATGACGTTGTGATGTTTTCGGTATGGAACCCATATAATTTAAAAAACTATTTATCGGTGTTTACCGACGAAGTGGTGTGCCCTTGCTGCGGAAAAACAGAATTAAAGAATGGAAAATCTCAAACACCATTATGTAAAGAGTGTTATAAGAAAATGAGAAGCAAAGATAGACACCACCATCAATCGGACAAAAAATAGAGTGTTCCACCACCCAAAAGACAAAAAAATAATTGAAAATGTTTAAAATCCGGCATAAAACGGGCATATTTTGGTGTTTTCCACCACCAATCGGTTTATCCACTAATGGATAAAAGAGTAATAAAAAAAATAAATAAAAGTTGAATTTTAGTTACCAGAACGAGCAATCGTTCGCAGGGGCGGCGTTACGACGTCTCCCCTTACCCTACGCCTTTTTAGTTCAGTCGGTAGAACAACGGACTGTTAATCCGTGTGTCGTTGGTTCGAGTCCATCAGGAGGCGCCAGATCGTCCCTCGGTTTCCCACGGGTCCGAGGGCAAATATGCTGAATTAGCGCAATGATAGCGCAGCTGTCTTGTAAACAGCCGGTTCTGGGTTTGAGTCCCAGATTCAGCTCCATAACAAAATTCGTCTGCCAACAGCAGACAATAAGATTAAAAGTGTTTTAAAAGGAGATTAAAAAGTGGTAGACGAAAAGTATCAAATGAAAGACGGGGAATCGATCGATGATTATATGATTCGAGTGAGTGCTCTCGGTCAGCAGAATCGTTTGACTTGGCAGGAAATCGCGGACATTATCAACGAAGAAACGGATTTGTCTTTTAGCGAGTCAAAGTATCGCAAGAATTATCGCACATATTGCAAAGGCGTTGAGGCCGGAGCGAGAAGCGCGGAAGGGGAAGATGAAATCGAGTCTGACCCTGCAATTTCTAAATTGATTGATGCAAAAATCAATATGCAAAAAGAGCGCTTCAAATTGAGCGACGAACGCACACAAGCGAATGCATATATCAGACGACTTGCTCGAGAAGAAACAATCAAAGAGATTGGACTTCAGGCTGCTCGTGAGATGAATGCAAAGAAGATGCTTGAGCCGGAGATGATTTCCGAAAATAATGGAATTAATTCTGCGATTCTTGAAATTTCTGATTGGCATCTTGGTCTTGATTTTGAAAATTATTGGAATAAGTATAATTTGGATGAAACAAAACGAAGAGTTTCTCTTTTGAGAGATAAAACAATCGAAAAGTGTCTCGCGAACAATGTTAAAGAGCTTTATGTTGTTAATTTGTCTGATCTTATTGCAGGTAGAATTCATCTGTCTATCCGACTTGAAAGTAGGATCGATGTGATTTCTCAAACAATGTTAGCGGCGGAACTCGTTAGCGAAATGCTGATGAATTTTGCCAAGTATTTTAAAGTCCATTATTATGATTGTTTAGATAACCATAGTCGTCTCGAACCGAACAAGAAGGACGCAATGGATTTAGAATCGCTTGCAAGAATTATTCCGTGGTACTTGTCTGAAAGAGTCGGAAAATTTGTGAACATTCATCAAAATAATTTTGGTGATGATATAATTACCTTTGAGACAAAGAGATATAAAATTCTTGGAGTCCACGGAGATAAAGACAAACCCAATGTAGTTGTTAAAAATCTTACGTGTATGACACACGAGCATTATGATTTGGTTTTGACTGCACATCTGCATCATTTTAGTGCAGATGAACAAAATGAAACGCTTGTTGTAAGCAACGGCTCTCTTATGGGAACCGACACTTATGCAGCGAATTTGAGACTTTCAAGTAAAGCATCTCAAAATCTAATTATTGTAACAGATGATTCTGTTGCAGAGGCGATTTATAGAATCGTTCTAAATTAAATAGGATAATTGACCAGGACAGGGAGTAGCTACCCTTCTGATTGCCCTAACAATCAGATTACTGGTCTTTTATTATATATTTTATTTTTAGGGAGATAATAATATGGAAGATGAAGTTATTGGTGGTATTTACGGAATAAGAAATATTGCAAACAATAAAATATATATTGGACTATCGTCTGATATATATAAAAGATGGAAAGTCCATCGTAACAATTTAAATAAAGGAAAACACATAAACGATCATTTACAAAGCGCATGGAACGAATATGGAGAAAATTTGTTTGAATTTTTTATAATTGAAAAAATATCTTCTAATAATAAGAATAAAATGAAAACAAGAGAAAGATATTGGATTAAAAAATATAAATCCAATAATAATTCTTTCGGTTATAATATGACTTCTGGAGGAGATGGAATAAGAGATCTTGATCCAATTTCTTTGGAGAAAATATCTATAGCGGAATCTACTAAGCCTGTTGTTCAAATTACATTAGATGGAGAATATGTTCAAAGGTTTAGAAACGCAACAAAAGCAGAAGAGTTTTTTAATAGACCAAACAATAAAAACATATGGTGTTGCTGCTCAAAATATTATGGGTTTAAAACCTCATATGGGTTTATATGGATGTTTGAAGAAGATTATATTAAAAATGGTGTCGATTTAAAATATCACGAAAAAGGCGGATATAAAAAGGCAATTATTCAAATGTCTATGGATGGAGAATATATAGCAGAATACGAGAGCGCAAGAGAAGCGGAGAGACAAACTGGAATAGGCTATAAATTAATTTCTAGAGTTTGTCGTGGCGAAAGAGATTATACGTGTGGTTTTAGATTTAAATTTAAAGAAGCAAACCCGTGTTTTCAAACTTCAGAAACTGTAAGGTGTTATAGAAACACAAAGCACAAAAATTCAAATTCAAAAAAATGAATTAAAACAGAACCCGGCAAGCCTCTCATAGAAGCTCAAACCGCCGGGACTTTTATAGGACAGGACTTCTCGCTCCTCTCGCAGAAGAGCCCCAGAGAAGACATTTATAAGAACCACTCGGAATTTCCGGGTGGTTCATTTTTGATTAAAAGGTGATTGAAGGGAGGAGAATCCTCATATGATTTATAAAAGAAGAGTTAGCGACCGGAAGTATGTTGGAAATAAACCTCCGGAATTGCCAGCATTAAAATATCAACCGATGGAAATGTTTGACAAACCACGTAAACAGGCGGTTTGCGATTGTTGCACGACAACTCGTGCGCTTGAAGAGTTTCCATATGTTTCAGATCCAGATATTTATCACATTGGAGAAAATGGTCGTAAAAGAGCAACGTTTTGCACATATTGTTGTGTGAAGTTTTGTGAGCGTATGGAAGAGAAATATGGGAATCAATATAAAGCATTATATAGATTGTGTGCTTTTATTGGTCTTTATTACGACGACGCTCTCGCGCATCGAGTGTGGGAAGAAGATAGAGAATATGAGAATGGAGAAAAAGTAAGTGAATTCATTTCTCCGTATGAATTATATATAAGAGCCGTTCAAGATGATCCTCGACTTGAACGAAAATCATTTATGGATGAAGGAGACGTGCCGTTTGAATACATTGTTCAAAAGCAACGCAACCTTTCTATAACAGACGAACTTTCTGAACAGGGTCGCAGAGATAGGCAGGAAATTATTGAAAAGTTTCACTACGATCCGTTCGAAAAAGAGCCAGCAAAAGACAGAGGACGGTTATATGCCGACCTCGTAACGCTTTATGATGACGCAATGGCAACAGACCTTACTCGTCAGCGTGCGGCAATTGAGGTTGTTAAATCGTTCTATCGCATCGACAGTATCGGTCAAACGATTCAGGAGCTTCAAGCGACTCCGCAATCAATGGTTGACAATGCAAACATTCTTAAAAATCTTATTGAGCAAAAAGCAAAAGAAACCGCTATGGTTGATTCTTTCTCAAAGGCCCACGGATTTGCAGAACGCTATCAGACCGGTGGTAAAACGAAGGGTGCGGGAACATTGTCAAGCGTTGTCAGAGATGGCTTTGATAACCATTTCGATAAGTTGGCTGTTAATAAGTTTGATATCGAAACTTCGAATGCAATGAGACAGGTGGCAGATATTAGTGCCGCCTCGATGATGAATCAAATTCAGTTATCAAGCGACGACTTTCGCAAGATGGTGGAAGAGCAGGCGGAAAAGATTAGAGAACTAACAAAACAGGTTGCGGAGTTGGCCGAAGCAAACCGCCTGTTCAAAGAAAAAGAAATCAAGCAACAGCTTCTGGATGAATATATTAAAGATTTAAAAGAGAAGGGAATTACCGACAATGAGATAATCAGAGAAGCTGTCAAAAAGGCACAAACTAAAACATATTATCCAAAAAACGGATTGACGGACGGTGATGGTCAATGATTTCGGTTTATAATAAAAAGTCAAATGTCGAAATCAACGCCCGTCGTTTGGAGCAACTTGAACAATGGGGTTCGATTATTCAATATGGGAGACAAAATCCCGTTTGGTTTATCGAGCAAATTTTGGGATGCCCGTTGCTCGATTACCAGAAGTTTATGATTTTGGGTGGTTGGACTGCCCAAAAAGCAATATATGTCCAATCACGTGGTAGCGGTAAATCTTTCGTTGCTTCGTTAATCATTATGGCGAAAACAATTCTCTATCCAGCATATTCCGCATACATTATGGCCCCGACCGCTCGTCAGTCGAACGAATTGTTCAACAAAATCAAAGACATCGCGCTCCACAACATTCAAACTCTCGCAGGAAACGATGTGTTTTTGGGAGAAACCGTTAAAACGAACGGTAACGCAACCGGCTTTGTAACCGCGTCAGGAGACCCGCACGTTGATTTATACAATGGTTCGAGTATTACGGCGCTGAACGGTAGCCCGAAGGGTCTTGTGTCAATTCGTTCTTCCGGAAACTTTTATGATGAGGCAGGAAAGCTATCTCACGAATTTTTCAGCCTAACAGAGCCGTTTACAATCGTTAGCTCGGACTTCCGCGCTGGAGTCGATCCGGAGGTATATCCAAAGAATGTTCCGAACCAATGTTATTATTTTTCTTCTGCCGAAGATACGAGCACATATTTGTGGCAGCTATATCGTGAAGGAGCGAAGAGAATGGCAATGGGATTTACTGATTATTTTGTTTGCGATATTAGCTGTCAAATGCCGTTGCATCCGACAATGAACGGAAAACCATATACGCCGTTGTTCCCAAAGGAAGATGTGGATGCCGCAATGCGCTCTAACGAATACAGAGCAAAGCGCGAGTATTATAACCTATTTGACCTTACTGGCGGAGTTGACAATATCGTTTCTAACGACAGTATTTATCGAAACGAAAAGCAATATTTGCCTCTTACAACCAACCCAGATCCAAAGTCTGGAAAGAAGTATATTATCACAATCGACCCTGCACACCAAATCGATAACTCTTTTTGCCTGATTACAGAAGTCTGGAAAGATAAAGAAAAGGGCTGGATGGGTCGTTTTGTGAACGGTTACAATATGATGAAATTGTTACCGAACGGCGATAAAAAATTATATACAATGCCAGAGGCGGTTGAGTTTATCAGAGAGACTATGGTTTGTTACAATGGCGCCGCCCCTGATTGGGAGAATATTATTTTGTTTGTCGATCCCGGTTCCGGTGGAGGCGGCTTGATGATTGCCGACTTCTTGCGACAGGATTGGGTGGATAAAAATGGGAAAAAGCATCGCGGTGTTATAGATATGCAAGACCAGAACAGTGCGCAGGAAAGGTTTAATTACCCAAACGCGATTGAAAATGTTTTGCATCTTTATACCCCGATAAAGTTTAAAAATGCGATGTTTGCCGCGCTTTCCGAGATGGTTGCGCAGGATTTGTTACAATTTCCGGAACCTTGTCCGAGAGGCGACGTGGCATATTTTGAAGACGGAGAAGTAACACTGACATTCGAAGATCGAAGAGGATTGATTGAGCTCGATTTAATGAAAGAGGAAATCAAGTCGATTAAAAAAATGACGACCGACAAGGGCAATGTTAAATATGCGCTTGCACCTTCTGTTGAAAAAAAGATGCACGATGACCGTGCCTCAGTAGCATAGGGCACGTTAAATTTTCTCTAATTGACTCGGAGGTCCAGAGATGGATAACGAGGGGCAAGTTTAAATACAGCCTGAACGACTTAACGAGAAAACCCACTTGATGGGATGCAAAAGTCTGATCTCATACTATAATCTAAAAACGAAATATGAGAGGCAGGGTCGAGTGTAAAGACACTCTTGGAAGAACCTTGCCATATAACAAAAAAATGATTGCGCTGCGGCTTCCGGGTATATCCTTTCTCTCCTTCGTAAAGAGGATGAATTTGGCGGAAAACAAAACGTGATGGATTTCTCCAAACTTTACGGCGCGTCTGCTAAAACGCTGAACAAAATAAATAATCAAAAAAGAAGAAGTCCGTTTGCTGGCGGCTCTAATCCGTTCAGGAGACGGTGATTGGAGCAAAAGTGAAAAGAAAAGAAAAAGAATTAAAAGAGGACTTTTATCCACAATGTTACAAAATTCATTTAGACATTTCAACTATAAATGTTAATAATTTAATAGAAGAATTGTCTAAAATATCCAATATGATTTTTGATGGTCTTGTCCCTGTTGTATACTTGCAGTGGGGATATTTCAAAAAAGATCTGGCAGACTTGTTATCAAAAAAGATAACAAAAGAATTTTTCTGTGAAGAAGTTAAACCCGAATCTTGTGTTGGTCAATCCGACATTGTTTCGGTCTTCTTCAGGGAAAATTATGAAAATGCTTTTGCGGAATATATCAATCAAGAAAAGCAGAAAGAACTTCTGAAAATCGAGGAGAATATTCGTAAAGCAAATGAGCGCTTGAATGAGCGCATAAAGGAAGCAAAAGCTTCTCAAAATAATTAAAAAAAAGAAAGGACTAATTGTTAAGCAGTCTGTTTCATAGACAAAAGCACAGACAGGTGGACAAGTGTATTATTACATTTCTTGTCTGTACTTGCTTGACAACAGGTTTCAAGCTTTAGTGAATGCTGTTTTACGAAAGTAATCCTGCATGATGAACTACGTTGGGGAAAAGGTTAAAAACGCACCTTCGGATGTGCTCGTCAGTCTGAAGCTCTGCGAGTGCCAATCAAGAAACTATGCTAATGTCCTGCATAGATAACAGAGAAACACATATACCCTCCCCGACATTGGCAAGACGAAAATTACTCCGAAAGGAAGGCATCCAGAGATGGAAAACAAAATTGAATACTGCTTTGTGGTTGATAAAAACAATCGGCCATTGGCGCCGACGAAAGTTAATAAAGGCTGGTATCTGGTTAGAAAAGGCAGGGCAAAAATAAAATCCAGATATCCTATGGTAATACAGTTGGAAAAAGAAGTGGAACCAGATGAAGACGATGAAAGTCACATGGTCTGTGGCATTGATGACGGTTCTATACATGTAGGGCTTGCCATTGTTCAGAAATGTCCTACCAAAAATAAAGTAGTTTTTAAAGGGACGATGGAACAACGCCGGGACGTAAAACATTTAATAGATATCAGACGTGGACATAGACGTTATCACCGTTGTCATAAAAGATACAGACAGGTAAGATTTAATAATCGTTCATCTTCTAAGCGAAGTAACAGGTTAGCGCCAAGCATCAAACAGAAGAAAGATGCTGTTTTAAGGGTATTGTATCAGCTTAATAAGTGGTGCAACATCCAGGAATATTTTCTCGAAGATGTCTGCATAGACATCCGCGCAATGGCAGATGGTTACAAACCTTGTGGCTGGCAGTATCAGAAATCTAACCGTCTGGATGAAAACCTTAGAAAAGCTGCTATTCTGAGAGATAATTATAAATGTCAGGAATGTGGGAAATCCAATTGTATGTTAGAAGTACATCATATCAGGGCAAGAAAATATGGCGGAGCAGATACCATTGGGAATCTGATCACGTTATGTAAAAAGTGCCATGATAAAACAAAAGGCAGAGAACGGGATTTTGAAAACAGATATTTTGATATGATCAAATCCAGACCAAAAAGATTTGATTATGCCATGCACGTTATGCAGGGAAAAACTTATTTGAGAGAAAAGATTTCTGAATTAGGAATGCTACATCTTACAAATGGCGGAGATACTGCTAATAAACGCATTAACTGGAATATAGAAAAGTCCCATAGTAATGATGCGATATGCATTACAGATAGTATTCCTGATACGTGTGATGTGAAAGAATGGATTATTAAGCCAATAAGAAGGAAGTCGAAAGCTAAAACGGATAATGTATTAGGAATTAAGCATAGGGATTTAGTTTCTTATACATATAAAAACGGAAAAACCTATACAGGATATGTTACTGCTTTATATCCAGAACAGTTGGTTTTAAACTTTCAATCAAAAACTAAACATTGTAAAAAAGCAAATGCACGAAAATGCAGATTGCTTTGGAGATTTAATAATATTTATTGGTTAGAACAATGTGTATAATTTTACACATTTGTCTATATATAAACATATTTTAAGAAAGGAGCATAAAATGGCAGATAATGTCAAAAACGGGCAAGAGCCCAAAAAGCGCGGCAGACCGCCGAAGGTCAAGCCGGAGCCCGTGGTGAATGAGGCTCCTGAACGGTTGGAAATGGTTTCGAAATCCAAAGCGCCGGCACAAATAGAGGATGTGATGAGAGATTTGACTGGGCTTTACAAGAGAACCTTTGCCGGAGGTTGGTGCGGCGGGGTGGACTTCAATCAATACAATCCGTTCCTTCAAAATAGCAGACTAAAGATGCTCAACACTCGTCCCGGTACGATGAGTCGGGAAGAGTTGACAAAAGCCCTGAAGTCTCCTGGTGATAGTGAACTTGGATTGAGAGCAGAAGCGTGGTCGCTTAGCTCTACACAATATCTTTATTATAAGATACTACGTATGGCCGCCGATATCCCAATGTTTAAGTATTATCTTGTTCCAGAGCTTCTCGAAAAAGCGGAATACAAGAAAGACGATTTTAAAAATGACGACAAGTTGGTTAATGAGTGGATTGAACAGTTTGACATTAAAAACACGCTGAAGAAAACTGCTCTTGAGGTAAAGCGTGAAGGTAAGGCAACCTATCTTCTTCGCAACAGTATTTCCGGTACTGGTAAAAATAAAACAGTTAATTATGCAAAGTGGCAAAAACTTCCGAGTGAATATGTTAAACTCGTTAAAATCGGAGAACACGGGTATATCGCCTCATTTAACTTTATGTTGTTTTTGAATCCGGCATTTTCTGTTTGCCAATATCCAGAATTTATTCAGGATATTTGGAATGATCTTGTTAACTCCGGAGCTGTTTCGACGGCTGGCTGTGGAAATGGATATTTGCCGTGCGGTATGTATTCATTCGCCGATGGGCGAGAGGTTAGACCCGGAATCAATGTTGAGAAACTTCTGAATTATTCGTATGATTATTACGGTGCGAATGGGAAAGAAACTCTGATAGGAAATCTTGAGATTGTCAATAAGTCGCTCGCTGAACGCGCATACTTCTTCTGGGTCCAAATGCCGCAGGATCTGTGTTACACATTCTGCAGCGATAGTTCAAATCCGTGGGTTGTTCCTGATACGGCTGGGCTTCTCCTTTCTTTGGATGAGCTGGCCGATTATGATACACTTCAGGGGCTTGTTGAAAGTACGCCGTTGACGGCATTGCTTACTGCGGAGGCGGAGACAATTCCGAACCCGAACCCCGGTCAAGACCAGTCTGTTTTGAATCCGGAAACGATTGCCGGAATTGAAGAACATTTCAACTCATCCACTTCGACAAACCTCGAAGCGCTATTTGCTCCCTTGAAGAATTTTAAACTTTTGTCTCTTCCGAGTCAGCCAAATAGCTCAGAGATTTCTGCGAATGCAACAAAGAATGTTCTTACTCGTGCCGGACTTGGTGGGCTTATTACAACAACTGATAAGCCTTCTGTTTCGCAGGTTAAAACGGCGCAATTGCTTGCAGAATCAGAGGCAAATTTCGTCACGATTCAGTTTGAGTCTGTTTTGAATATGATTATTAACAAAATAATTGGAACGAAATATCATTGGGGACTCCATATTTGGGGTGGAATCTTTACATTTAACGATGAAATCAAGAGAGATAAAGAGCTGTTTGTTGCTGGGGCAACATTTGTTCTTCCGAAACTTGCGTCTGCGTATGATTTGAGTATACGCGATACGCGAGCCGTTCAGAAGTATATTGATTCGTTTGATATATACGATGATTTCAAGACCGTTACGCAAGTGCGTCAGGAAAATATTAATGAACAAAAATCTGTTTCGGATACTGTTTCAACTGGGCAAGTGGGACGTCCTTCGAAGGACGATTCCGATATCGATAATGACAACACGGCGGCTTCAAAAGACGGTGGGTTGGATACAGCGGACACTCGCGAGTATGCAACCAAAGAGCCAACAATCGGCGTGTGCGTTGTTTGTGGAGCAGAGTGCGACGGAATATTGTGTGATGATTGTCGTGAGAAATACGACACGGAGGTTTGAAAATGTTTGAAAGAAAAAAAGGAAAGTGTCAACATAACATTAATAAGCCAAATACCACCGTAAAACTTTTAGATAACTTCAAGACAATGGTTGTACCAGATACGAAATATGGTGTTTGTGTTTGTTGCGGCAAGAGTTTTGAGTTTAATATTAACAATAAAATAATCAAGAAAGGAGAGGCTTCCGATGTTAATTTCTGAGGGAACTAGAGACAAATTGAATGACGTGCTGACGCATAGTTTTTTGCTCAATATGCTGTGCGACAATGCCGTATATCAGATTGATTATTCCGTATATCCCATGGCTGCACATATTGTACATGAATCATATGCGCATTATTGGCCGCAGGTTGCAGACCAGTGGTCAGATCTTATGATCAAGTTAAACGCAAAACCGGTCCGTGGAAATCTAATCGCAGACTATAAGGATTATAACGGGAATCTTGCCGCGATCTTTGCTGACATTGCAAAAGCGACAGAAGACTATAGAAGAAAAGTTATAGAACTGATTGAATTGGCTGAACTAAATGAAGATAAGGAAGTTGTTTTGGCGGGCGAGGAAGTTCTTCAGCAAATTTTGCCTTATAGAAAACAGGCTGATATTTGGGCTGTTGAGGCAAAAAGATATGAAGGCAATTACAAGTCTTTCGACGCCCGGATTAAAACATTCACTACAATGATCCCGATCGTTGAGTAAGCCAGTAAACTTATTATGGAAGTTGGAGGTTTTGCAGAAGCGATTCAAACATACGGAATTCTGGCCGTATTGATTGCATTTCTTCTTTTTACTATTTGGGCTGTTGTTAAAAGCGGTATTGAAACAAATGAAAAGAAGACTGAAAAACAACTGAAGATTCAAGAAGATGATGCTCGTGAAAAACGGGAAGTCGAAAGATCGAAGCTCGAAGCCGAGAGGTACGAAAAGCTCGTTAATATAATTGTCAAAGTCGTTCAACGTGGCCCAGTTCATACGGTCGAAGAACAAGAAAAAGATCGAGAAATACATGAGACAGTTCAGCGTTATTTGGACTGTTTGGTAAAAGAAGGTGTAGATCGCGCTTTTTATTTTACTTTCCACAATGGAGGGAAAGACGCAATGGGCAGAGGCCTTTTAAAAATGTCAATGTTCTCAGAAAGCGTTGCTCGTGGAATGCATATTATTTCTGGTTTTCAAAACGTTCCTCGTTCTATGCTCCCGGTTGTATATAAAAAGTTGGATGAGGTTGGAGATTATTATATTAAAAATGTCGAAGACATTAAAGACGTCGATCAGATTGTCTATAACTTCATGAAGGGGCACGGCGCTAAATCGGCTATGTTTCGAGTTATTAAGCGAGACGATGGTCTTATGCTTGGATATGTTGGGGTTGAGTTTAATACGCTTGATTACGATTTTGAGAAGCAGAAGAAAAATCTTTGCAAAAAAGCAGATAGGATTGCTGGAGCAATGCTTTATATTAAAGAGCATCAGGATAGCGAGGAGGAGGAGGATTAAATGGAAGAAAACAAAAATATCTTACAGTTTGATCTGTCTCCGAAGCAGATTAAATTTAAAAATATTTTAAATAAAGAGTTTGTTGAGACGGAAATTTGGGCGGTTTCAGATATTGATCCGAACAGAAATAAGTCTCATTTTACTCTTGAATCAATGGAAAGAGTCGTTGCTAACGGCTCGATTAAAAACAAGCCAATTGTTGGCTTTTTCAAAGAGAATGATTTTACTACGCACGAGGGAGCCGCGGATTATGATATCGAACTCCAAAATGAATATTGGAATACAGAGCGCGGAGAAAGAATCCTTGGATGGGTTAGAGAATCTGACCCGGTTGAAATTGTTGAAAAAGACGGTCTTCATTGGATTAAATTTCGCTGTGTTTTGTGTGTGAAATATTGTTACGCGCAAGTAAAGCGTCTTTTAAAAGACAGAAATAAGAAAGTTTCTGTTGAAATTACCGTTCACAAATCCGAAAAGCGTCCGGACGGGATTGTTGATTTAATCGAATGGGATCTGAACGGAACCACGATTCTTGGAAGCAAGAATGGTAAAGAAGTTCTCGAAGGAATTCCCGGAGCGCATCTTTCTATTTTGGAAGACCTCGGAGGAGAAGCTTTTGCGGAACAGAAAAAAGTTCTTTCCTTTGCATACGAGAAAGCGTTCGGTGCGAGTAAAGATAAATCAAATGAAGTCGAACAGATTTCTGGAGAGAAAACAGGAGAGTCTGAACTTGGACTATATTCTGTTGGAAAGGAGGAAGAAAAGTTGGAGAATGAAGCAATTATCGATGGTGTTAAAAATTTTGCCAAAGATGATATCGGTACAAAAAGTGCTCTCGAAGTCGATAAATCCAAAGAGGCAATGTCTGAAAAGCCTTGGGGAGAAGTTGACAAATCAGAACTTCGTAAACGTGTTATTGCGGCGGAAAATTTTAAGTCCATCGCCGACGATATTTTCCTTGATCTTCGCGAAGGCTGGGAAGACGGAATTGAAGGCGCTTTGAAATATCCGGTTATGTGTCTCGAGGGCGAAAAGGCTGTTTATAATCGTGGTGGTCTTGCGTCTGCGAAGGCGTATGCCGAAAAGAATGGTGAAAATGCAATTCTTGAGAAGCTGGAAAAAATTTACAAACATCTCGAACTTGATGAAGGCGAGGAGGAAAAAGAGGCGGCCGAGCACTGTGATTTCTGTGAAGATTATGAGTGTGGTGAACCGAAGTCTGAACCGGTTGAAGAGTTCAAGATGGAAGATGATTGCAAGTGTCCTGAAACCGACGAACTTGAAATGACAGAAGAAAAATCTGCCGAAGAGTGCAAAATGGATGACGACCACGATGATGATGATCACGACGAGGATCCGGACGATAAGGATGATGACAAAGACGACAACTGCCCCTGTGAAGAGCACGAGGAGTGCGGTGAAAAGAAAGATTCTGAAGACTGTAAAACAGAAGAGACTATTGCTGTCGAGGAAGAAGAGTGTGACGAACTTTGCAAGCTTTCAAAGCGCTGCGCAGAACTTGAGGCGAAATGCGAAGAGTATTGCGGAACAATTGCGCGTATGGAAGAAGAGTGTAAACTCGCAAAGGAAGATGCGGAAAAGTTTAGAGAATATTCTAACAAGCTTGAAAACGAAGCACGTGCAAGGTTTAATAATGATCTTAAAGTCTATGCTGAATCGATTATGGAAAATGAGAAGATTGAGAAGGCTGATTACGACAAGATTCTTGAGAAGTGCGAGTGCGGCGAATATGCTTCTAACGACGAAGTTATGAAAGACGTCGCCGTTGCTACATTCAAAGTGAAAGAGCATCCTGTTTTGGGTGCGAAATTTAGTTCCCCGATTTCCAGACCGACATTCGGTATCAACGTAACAGGACCGGAAACAATGAGGGGAAAAACTCCTGCAGAAAAACTTGCAGAAAGAGTTAAAAGAAAATAAAAAAACTTTTGAAATCACTTGACAAAATGATATTTTTATGTTATAATATAAATGCGAGGGTGGGACAGCGCCGGCCAGCGTTTCTTATTTGTTCCGTTAAACAATAAGATTACCACTATCGTATAAATTACTATTAACGGAAGGTAATTATCGTGAGCAGAATTGATTGGAAAACTTTTGATAAAAGTATAATTTACAAATATTATATTGAAGAAAATTTGTCTTATGATGAGGCTTCTAAGAAAATTGGAATTTCTCCATCTCAGGTTAGAAGATTGTGCAACAAGTATGGTTTTGTAAAAAACAAATCTGAAGTTATATCTTCGAGAGAGAAAACTAATATTGAAAAATATGGTTGTGAAAATCCATTTGGGAATAAAGAAATTCAAAAGAAAATCGTTGAAACTAATCGAAAAAAATATGGAGTTGATTACGCAATAAACAATCCAGTCGTAAAAGAAAAGGCAATTGCGACACTAAAAAGTAATTATGGCTGCGAAAACTATAATTATGTCAATATTGAAGATTGGGTTTTAGAGCTCATAAATTCTCCAGAAAAAATGAGAGAGTTTGTTGTTTCGAAAAATATCAAATCCCCAATGGAATTGAAATACGCTTTGGGATTTAGTGGAGATTGCACTATTTATCGTATTATTAATCGAACCGGAATTAACGATTTAATGGATTCGTTTACTTCTTGTTATGAAGCGGAGTTTGCAAGGCTTTTAAAATCTTGGGGTGTTCGGTGTTTTAAAACAAAAAAAGAGATTGCTCCATACGAAATTGATTTGTATTGTCCTGATTATAAAATTGGGATTGAAATAAATGGAGATTTATATCATTCTTTTGCCGAAGACGGCGCTCCACATTGTGACGGAAAAGATGAATTCTATCACGTAAGAAAAAGCAGAATTGCAGAAGAAAAGGGAATTTTTCTTTTTCATATATTTGAATATGAACTTTTAGACAAAAGCAAAAAAGAAGTCATCATTTCTCAGCTGCGAAATCTTTTTATGAAAAATAATAGAAAAATTTATGCTCGAGAATGTATAATTAAAGAGGTCGATTCAAAAGAAAAATCAAAATTTTTGTTTGAAAATCATAGACAAAAAAACGATAACTCTTCTGTTAGACTTGGCTTGTATTATAAAGAAGAACTTGTTTCTTTAATGACTTTTGGAAAACCGAGATTTAATAAAAATTATAAATGGGAACTTTTGAGATTTTGTTCGAAAGTAGACACCACGGTAGTTGGCGGTGCGTCTAAATTATTTAAGTATTTCTTAGATAACTACGACGGAAACATTATTTCCTATAGTGATAATGCAAAAACTCGTGGAGAATTATATAAAATTCTTGGATTTACTTTTCTGAGATATTCTGACCCGAATTATGTTTGGTGTAATAGTAGCAACGAAATAAAAACAAGATATCGCTGTCAAATGAAAGACGAAGTAAAAAATATGAGAGCTCAAGGTTATTGGCGTATATACGATTGCGGAAATAAAGTTTGGGTTTTCGATAGATAATCAAATGTCCGGATAGAAATATCCGGGCTTTTATTTTTTTATGTTTATTTTGTGCGAAAGCACTTAAATAATAATACTTTATTTTAAAAGGAGAAACAATTATGGCAACAAAAATTTTTGATGTCGCCGAGATGGTCTGCGAAGACGTTCAGGCTTATGTCAAGTCTGCTAAGTTCTGCACTGGCAACGATGATGCTCCTGTGTACGCTCAGTGCGACGACGGTGCGATCGTGACCCTTGGCAAACTGTGTGCTGATAGCACTTATGATGGTATGGTGGATTACAACTGCAAGTATGCATATGCTCCCACCAACGACGAGGCGGCCCTCGATGACCTCTGGGTAGTTGATATCGCAGAAGTTGGCGCAGGTGTTATTGCGGGCAATACCTATCGTATCGGCGATAAGCTCGTCGACCTGAAGGTTGAGGCGGGCTATCCCTCTCGCGTTCGTAAACTTAAGAAGGGTGATATGTTCTGGATGGGCGCTGGTTGCTTCGAAACCACTCCTACCGTTGGTAAGTTTGCAAACCTGACTGCTGGAAAGGTTACTCTGACTGCCGCTGAGACTTCGACCCCGGCAAAGGTCAATTTTGCTATTCGTGCGTCCAAGCCTATGACGATTGGTACTCTCGTTCCGGGTGCTCCCGCATACGAGCAGGAATACCTCGTTGAAGTGCTCTAATTTAAACAGGAGGTAAAATAATATGACAATGTTTTCTTACACTCATGGCACCGAGAACTTCAACGCTATTGTAGACGAGACGGTGCTGTTTGCAGATGCATATCTGAATAATAAGGCTATTGAGAACAAGGAGACCAGACTGTACAACCTGAACTATAACATCGCTCAGTATTGTGCTGAAGGTACTCGTGTTCAGAAGATTTTTGAGGCGAAGGGCCTTGAGGCTCTTAATGATCCTCATGTCGTTCGCGACAGAGATTTTACTGCTAATTTTGATGCTGTCCTTGCGCAGATCATCAATCCTATTCTGCCGATGGTTTCGAACTTTGATATGGTTCGTTTCCTTGCTGACGTTCGTCAGATTGGTTATGGTGATACCGCAAGATTCATCATTCGTTCCAACGAGCTGTACAAGGTCAACGAGATCGCCGAGGGTGTGAACCGTGGCGTTCTGCAGCCCATCCACAACGACGAAGTGACCGTTAACCCGCGTCCTATCGAAATCGCTGCTGAGATCGAGTGGTACCATATGGCTGCTGGTGTTATGGACTTCGGTGACTGGGGTCTGCGTGTTGCTCGTTCCTTCGAGCACTACATCTTCCTGAAGGTTGTCGGGGCTCTGACTTCCGGCATCACGAAGCTGGGTGCGGCTTACTCTGCTACTGGTTTCAGCAATCAGAACTGGACCAACCTCGCGCAGAGAGTTTCTGCTGCGAACGGCAACTCCGAAGTGTTTGCTATTGGTTCTCTTGCCGCTCTCGGTAACGCTATTCCTACGCAGGCTGGATTGCAGTACGGTCTGGGTGAGAAGATCGCTGAACAGGGCTTCCTGGACAAGTATCTTGGCACTCGTCTGATCGTTCTTGATCAGGCTCTGAAGTTCAACACTGTTAACACCACTGCTGAATTCGCTCTGCCGAACGATATGATCTACTTCCTGCCTGTTTACGGTGATAAGCCTGTTAAGCTGGTTTACGAAGGCGACAATATTCTTGTTGAGCGCGACGCTCATCAGACTCCCGATAAGACCTATCGTGTTCGTATTCAGGAGCGCGTTGGTGTTGCTGCGATTGTTGGTTCTAAGATCGCTGCTCTGAAGCTGGCGTAATTTTTTTATAAAGTTTCTAAAAACTACTTGACAAAACGTTATCGATATGATATAATATAAGTATAAAGCGGGACAGGGAGTAGCTACCTTTTCAATTGCCGCAACAGTTGAATTACCGCTTTTATATAAATATAGTGCGCTTTGCGGAGGTGCGATATGAAACGAGTCGAAATTAATAAGGATTGGCTATTTGATCAATATATCGTTCAAAATAAAAATATCGAAGAAATAGCAGAACTTCTCGGAACTGGTAAAAAACCAATTATAAGAAGCTTGAAAGAATATTCGATTAAGAAGGATGTCTCTTTGATTAATAAGAAGCGAGCAGAAACAAACATTGAAAAATATGGATGCATAAATTCGTCTCAAAACGAAGAGGTAAAAAATAAAATCAAAAAAACCAATCTCGAGAGATATGGGTTTGAAAACCCAATGAGAAATCAAGAAGTTAAAAATAGATTAAAAGCAACTAATATTGAAAAATATGGAGTTGATTCTGTTCTTCGTCTGGATGAGTTTAGAAAAGATGAAAAAATTATTAATATTAACGAAGACGATCTTCGGAAATATTATATTGAAGACAATTTAACAATTAACGAAATTGCTGATATTTATAACTGTAGCAGAAGCGCGGTTCAATCGCGTTTGTGTGAATATGGTATTGGCAAGTCTCAAGAGCTTATCACAAAAACGATTGAAAAGACCAATATGGAAAAATATGGAGTCAAAACGACCGCTATTCTTCCAGAAGTTATCGAAAGAAAGAACAGTACCAATCTTGAAAGATATGGAAATATTTCTCCTGCCAAATCCGATCTTGTAAAAGAAAAGATGAAGGCAACTTGTCTTGAAAAATATGGATGCGAATATTCTATGTCGAATCCGGAAGTTCGAGAAAAGGCAAAAGAAACGATGAAAAAAAGATATAATCGAGAAAGCGGAGGGCAGGTTCATCTGTCTGAAGAAAGTGTTCGAATTATGTCTTCGAGAGAAACATTGCGTGAGTTTATGATTGCTAACAACATTCATACCGTCCGCGAGTTAACTCTTGCTCTTGGTCGTGGGAGCATGCCGAAAGTCGGAGAATATCTTCATAAATACGATTCTTGGGATTTAATTAATCCGAAAGAAAGTTATCAAGAATTTGAAATTATGTCTTTTGTTCGTAGCCTTGGTGTTTCTTGTTATAAAGATAAGAGTATGTTAAAGCCGTATGAAATCGATTGTTACTGCCCCGATTATAAAATCGGGATTGAATTTAACGGGACATATTGGCATTCAAATCTTCAAAAAGAGAAAAATTATCATTTTGACAAATCTAAACTTGCGGAATCTAAAGGAATTCGTTTAATTCATATTTATGAAAACGAATGGGAAGATCCTCGTACTCGTCCAATATTGGAGTCGTTATTAAGAATTGCTTTTGGAAAGGTTGAAAATCGAATTTATGCAAGAAATTGTGAAGTTCGAGAAATCACAAACAAAGAAGCAAAACCTTTTAATGACGCAAATCACCTTCAGGGACATAGAAACGCACAAATAACATATGGGCTTTTTTACGAAGGCAGACTTGTTCAACTTATGAGTTTTTCCAAACATAAAAAATATGAATGGGAAATTATTCGTGGTTGCCCGGGTTCTAACAACGTTGTTGTTGGAGGCGTGTCTAAATTATTCAAATGTTTTGTCAGGGAAAATCATCCGGACCAAGTGTTTTCATACGCGGATTTTAATAAATTCGACGGAAGAGGATATCTCGATCTTGGAATGGAATTTATTGGGTATTCTGGCCCCGATTTGAGATGGGTTATTGATGGGAAAGTAATTCCTCGTCGTCCGTCTCGTCATAAAGAATATAAGGAATCTGCAGACGCAATTATTTGGGGAGCTGGTTCTAAAAAGTTCTTGTGGAAAAATCCAGAGCTAAACAAATAAAACAATAAAAGACCGTTTTGCGGTCTTTTTCTATATTTATGAGATTAAAAGGAGATATAAAAGCTATGGCATATGTTAAAAAATCTATTGAAAATGCAGAAACCACAATGGATTCTGTTGAAGAAACTGCGGAAAAGGCAGCAAAGATCGAAGCAACTTCTGTTCCGGCGACCGATCAGTCATCGGAAATTGCCGCACTGAAAGCGCAGATTGAAATGCTTACAAAAATGATGGCAGCAGGTATGGGTGCGCCCCAGCCAGCTACTAAGGCTCCAGAACTTGGCGAAGATAAGATCAAGATTGTCCACCTGTATGAATATCCGGAAGGACTTTCGACACATCTTACCTATTCCAACGGATATATTGACTTTTACCACTTTGGTCAGGTCAGATCTCTTCCGTATGCAGTCGCGGAGGAGCTTATTGGGCGTTATCGCAAGCTTTTTGATGAGGGGCTTCTTGCACTTGGAGAAGGTTCGGAAAGATATGCGGATCAGTTTGATGTCAAGACGACGAAGGATTATGCGTTTATGGGTTCTGACTTTGTAAAGAGGCTCGGGACTATGGATGTATATGAACTTGAAAAAATTTATAACAAACTCTGTGATTCTCTTCGTGGATTTATTCTTGAATATTTTAAGAGAAAGATTATCGAAAAGGATCCGGCGTTCAATGACGCTCATAAAATTGAAGTGCTTAATAGATTGAGTAACGGTGCTATGGAAGATATTCTCCTTGACCGTCGGCGTGATGCTAGCAAATAATCATAAAATAAAATAAGGAGGGTCGTCGTACTATGGCCTTAACTTTTAAATCCATATATGAGAAAGCGATCAACTTGTTTGACGACCCAATCATTCAACGTGCTTACGTCGAAGATACGGTACGTTGGGAGAGAATGATGTATCCGCATCTTGAAAACGGCGTAAATCAATTTTCCAATCCGACAAAAATCGCCTATCTGTTGGTTGACCAAAAACTTCCAACTGGTCAGGTTGAAGTATTTGAAGGAAACGGAACTGCCATATATAATACCGGTATTGATTTTGTTCCAGAAGCGGATGCGGATTTTTCTTTTCGCATCGGTACGCAGTACGATCACTCTGCGACATACGAAAATGGTGTTGTAACATTTTCTCGTGAAGTTCCTGTCGGGTCTAAATGTGAAGTTAGATGGTATTCTGCCGGTCAGTTCAACACTGATTTTAAAGAGGCAGCAAGTGCAACCACTTCCGCAAGCGTTATCGCGTATAAAGTGAGAGATATTTTAGCAAGGGCTCTTGTTGTGTCTTGGGCTACAAATGAGGAAGATTTTGTGCTTGATATTCGCCGAAATTTAAACGATACAGACTTCAAGCTCTATAGCGAAGCAAATAGTATTCGTTCTAAGGTTGAGTGGGTTAATCAGTTGAAGTTCCAGTTGGATACGCTTACTACGAAGCTCGCGTGGGATTTAGTATCTCGTAAATACCACGGAGGTAACTATTATGGATGATATGAAAATAGTTATTTCTGATTCTGCGAAGAAAGAATATCTTTCTTCCTTGATTGGTAAAATTCATAAAATTCTCCATCTTTTTGAAGAGGAAGATGAAACTGGATTTTCACCAAGACATTTTATTTATGGGCAACTATTCGAGATTAATGCAGCAAACGAAATGTTTGACGGAAAGTTAATTCCAATTATTGTAAAAATTAAAGGAATATATGATAACGTTGAAACAATTGAATATCGAGATGTGAAAAAACAAATTTTTGAATCTGACAAGATCATTAAATCGATGTTGCGGTCGTTGGAATGAGGTGATATGATGGCAGTCTATGATATTTCAAAATATAAAGATGACTCATATCTCTTTTCGCAAACGCCTCCCAATTTTGTCAAAGATAATTATTATCTGAAAATGATTCAAATGAAAATCGATTCCGAGTGGCCTTATCGTCCCAATCGCAAATGGATTGAGGAAGAAAAAGAAGCTGGAACGGAATTATATGAACCGCTTGAGGTTGTGATTCAGTCTGTTAAAAACGATAAAGGGGAGGCCGTCAGCGATGATTGGTATCGTCTTGTTTTTAAGGATTGCCGCAGACAGAACAAAGTTGGTTATCGTTACCGTTTTTCTTATGAGTTTGACCCGACCGAGCCGAATTATCGAAAGAATATTTGGATTGGTTTAAACCAAACAACAATGAATCCGACCTCTTCGCAGGTTGTGTGTCGTTGTAACGGAAATATCGGATCGATTTATACTGATGAAAACGGGCAAACCTCGTATCACTACGAGCCGGTTATTCAGCCGTCAAAGCTGTCTAACCCAATGTTCGACTACTCAGAGGTCGCAATTGACCCGGACGGTTCAATGACTCTTATTGCTCAGTACAATAAATTTACCAAGCAATATTATATCAACCAAAGATTTATTATTGGAACTGATCGTGTTTATAAAGTCAATAACATAATAAAATCTGATTCTCGTACCACATTCGATATGGAAGATGTCGGGATTATGCGGATCTATCTTGCGATGGATCAAACTGGAAAACTCGATAACTTCGAAACGAGAATCGCATATAACGGCCACGAAGACGACCCGAATCCCGAAACCGGAGACGATGGAGAATATATTTTCACCATTGCAGAACCCGGTGCTATTCCCGATACGATTCCTTCGGATGGCCTTACGTTCGAACCTCGCGTATATAAAAACGGATTACCTACGGAAGCAGAAATAACCTGTACGACAACGCTCGAAGGTTATGGCTCCGATATGATGTCCATTGAAGACTATTGCGAGCTTATCGATAACAAGGATGGAACATTTACTCTGAAACGCAAGATGATTGACAATCAACTTCAAGTTGTTGTTAGTTGCATTGCTACTGTTGAGGGGCAACCCGAAATGATGTTGGAGTTTAAAGTTTCGTTGCGGCCATTTTGATGAAACGGGGGATTTAAAAGGGTGTTCAATCAATTTTCTGTGGACGGAAACGCATATAATCGGTTTGTCAACTTGGACAATATCGAATATCGTATTGCTGATTTTTTGGCTAAAAGCGATAATAAATATGCGGATTATTTATTTAAAATTTTAAGATCAAAATAGGTCTTCGCATACAGAAATGTGTGTGTAAAAATAGCTATTGAAATGCTGAGACTTCGTAAAGCTTACATACCAAAGCAAAGTGATGAAAAATGCACAGGTGTGATGGTTGCGAAAGCGTAAAAAAGTTGTAAGATGGAGTATGGTTAAATCCTAACCTCTGTATAAAAATCGAAAATCAGCAGGAAAGCCCTGAAGAGGGGAATCCTCAACGACTAGAACGAAAGTTCGTAGCCAACAAGCGATTGGTTGGCGAAGTGGTAGACATCCATCGTAGTGGATGAAGATATAGTCTGCGCTCATATGAAAGTATGAGGTGGTTTTAATAACCACAGAACAGGAGTAGCGTCCTGTATAACTAAACTGATATAATTGCGGGACAGAGGGTAGCTCCCTTTGTTGAGTTGCTGGTAACAATTTGACTTACCGCATTTATATATTTTACACTGACTTTTTACCAGAAAGGAGGTGCAACGATGAGTGTTTCTTTTATGTCGTATAAAATACGGTTATATCCAACAAAAGAGCAAGAAAACGCAATGTTCAACCATATTCGAGCCGCTAGATTTATTTGGAACTTAATGATAGAGAAGCAAAGGAACAAATATTTAGAAGATGGTTCTTATATATCCAAATTTGATATGATTAGATTATTAACTTCAATTAAATCTGAAAATTTATGGCTTTATGATGTTTCTAATTATACGTTGCAAGGCGCGTGTTCGGATGTTGATATATCGTATCAAAGATTTTTCAAAAAAATAACCAAAATTCCTAATTTTAAAAGTAGAAAAAGGTCTAAAAATTCTTTTTGTGTCATTCCAAATGAAACATATATAAAAAAGAAGAGTGGGCTATTACATTTGCAAAAAATTGGAGATATTAAATTCAAAACAGACTTTTCTTTTCCTATTGGAAGAGGAAAAATGAAGTTGGCGAATTCAAGAATTATTTTTGAAAAATTTGGTAAATGGTTTATTTATTTTGCCATGGAACGCGAGAACCAAGCGTCCGTTTTGACAAATAAACCAATGGGAATAGATTTAGGAATAAAAGAGACTATGGTAGTCGCTTACGGTAATAAGTCTATAATCTTTCACAATATAAATAAAAGTAAAAAAGTGAGAGAATTAAAGAAAAGAATTCGTAATTTACAAAGAGTAGTTTCTCGTAAATACGAAGCGAATCGTGTGGGCAAAAAATACATTAAAACCAACAATATTATAAAGTTGGAAAATAAATTAAGAAAATTGTACGCGCGATTGAACGGAATCCGATATAATTATATTCATCAGTGTACTCATAAACTCATTTCATTATTGCCTTGTAGGGTTGTAATGGAAGATTTAAATGTTATGGGAATGATGAAAAACAGACATCTTTCAAAAGCAATACAAGAACAATGCTTTTATGAGATAATTCGACAAATGAAATATAAATGTGAGTGGAATGGAATACCATTTATACAAGTAGATAGGTTTTATCCGAGTAGCAAAACCTGTTCTTGTTGTGGTGCCATTAATAAAAGATTAACACTTTCCGATAGAACTTTTATTTGTCCAGAATGCGGATTTAAAATTGATAGAGATTACCAAGCGGCACTTAATTTAATGAGATACGAAGTTTAATTACAGAGACTTCGGTCTTGAGGTATCGTTGTACCTTTATGCTGTGGAGTGTCACATAAACTTGAGTAGCTTTATGCGAAAGAGGACGCTATGAATCAGTGAGTTTGGTTTTTCTAAACACAACGGACGACACGATGGATGCGCTTATGCGTCCGTCGTTGACTTACGAAGAGCGGATGAAACTGCTCTATTCAAACAATGGCGATGCGGCAGGAGACAGAATCTTTTTGTCGCCGTTTATTGACGACTCCTTCGAGGAGCAGTCGTCGCATCTGCACATATATATTCATTCTGTCGTACCTAAAAATCATCTTGTCTCTACTGTGAACATTGGTTTGGAAACAATCGTTCATAACAAAATTTCTAACATTCAAGGCGACGCAGCTATGTATAACCCCGATACTAACCCATCCGAGATGGGGAATAACGGGCAACCGGAAATCATTCTTAAAAATCGTGCGTCGGTTATGCTGAAATGCGTTCTCGCGGCTCTTAACGGGTCGTTCGTTGCGGGCGTTGGGACTCTTCAGTTTAACTCTGAAATGAGCACATATGACAACGCAAAGCTGTCGCTGTGGAATGGAAAGAAATTCTTTGGTTATTCGATTGTTATGTCAACATTTATTAGTGGTGTTTCTGAAACACCGAAGTGTGGTTTCTAATGGCACAGATGCCCGAATCCGAGAAGAAAATTCTCGAAGAAGTTGAGTATTTAAGAGACAAGTATTTCACATACGACGAGCCCGTTCCTTTCTGCGGGCTTTATTTATATCCAGTAAGTGTCCGAAATTATAACGAATTTATGACTTCTAACGCCTGTTTGCTTTTGAATAAAAATGATGATCCAATGGGTATTAAATTTACCCACTTGGATTATCTTTTGTCAAAAATTTCAGATGAAAAAGAGGGCGTTTTATGGTCGATGCGGTTTTCTAAAATTATTGAGCTTTGTTTTCATATTTTACCCGGGATGAAGTGTTCAAAATGCGGAAAGTATATTCCGTATGATCAATTCTTCACCGAAGAAAGAGTTAAACTTTATCAAGAGGGGACTGACGAAGACAGAAAAAGGTTCTTTGATTGTGACTGCGGAGAAGGCAAAATGGTTGCTTCTTTGGATCAAAAGAAAGACGAAAAAAGTAATAAAACGGTTCTTTTAATTGATGGGCACGAGATCGACTCGAATAACTTCAACAAGCTCCGCAAATTTATTCTTTATCAAAATCTTCCGGATTTTAAGGATGATTCGTGGGTAGATAAGGCAATTCGAGACGACCAAGCCGCAAAAAACGAGATTATGTCTCGCGACAGTGGAAGTGCAACGATTGAAAGAAAAATTCTTTGTATTTGTGCGGCAACATCGTATAAGTTGAAAGACGTTTACGAAATGTCAATTCGTCAATTTGTTTCTTTGCTTGGCGTAATCAATGATCTTATTGAGTATAAGATTACGAAAGCCGGATTGATGTCCGGAATGGTTTCGTTGAAAAAAGGACAGACGATTGACCACTGGATTTATAAAAAAGAAAAGGGTATGTACGGCTCTGCTGTTGATGCCGATGCGCTTACGCAGAAAATTAACAGCTTGTAATTATTATGAAAAATTGACTCCGTTAATGGGGTTGTTTTTGTATATAAAACAAATTCAATATTTAAAGGAGATTATTAACTATGGCAAGAAAGTTTTTCTTGGCTTCCGTTGGTAACGCTGAGGCGTATGCTACTCGCAATGGTGAGTTTGCTCACGTTCTTTCCTCTCGTACTCTTACGGAGTCAACTCTTGGATTTACTTCTTCTATGGAAGAAGTTCGTGCCGGTCAGGGCGCTAAGCTGTACGGTCGTTTCAACCACTCCGCAGGTATGACCGTGTCTCTGACTGACGCAATGTTTGATCTGAACTATATCGCTCTGCAGACTGGTTCTGATATCGAAACCGGCGCTTCCGCCATTTATTCGAAGGATTCTTATACTGCTTTGGAGGGTGCCACGAAGACCATCGCTCTGTCGAAGGAGCCTGTTGCTATCGGCACTGCTTGTGGTCTTGAGAAGAAGGTCGTTTGGTTCCGCGCTTCTGGGTGCAACCCGACGCAGGACGACATCTCCATCGTTATTGATGGAGAAAAGAATAAGTACGAGGGTGGAAATCTGACTGTTGGTGAAACTGATGCGGTTAAGTTTGAGACCGGTACTACTTATTGCATTTCTTACTTCGCAATGGATAGCCTTGCAGATCTGCTGAAGATTTCTGCGAACTTCATTCCCGCAGAGCTCGTTCTCGTTCTGACTGCGCAGCTCTTCGAGGGTGACGCAAACGCCCCTGAGACCGGTAAGCCCGCTGGCGAAATCACTATCAAGATTCCTCGCTTCCAGCTCGATGGTCAGTTTGATCTGAGCATGGCTATGACCTCTTCTGCGTCTATCGCCCTGAACGGTACTGCTCTTGCAGTTGATGCTGGTGGATGCAATGACGACGGTATCTATGCCGAGGTCGTTCGTGTTCTTAAGAACGCTACTTATACTTCTAAGGGCATTCGTATGATTGCTATTGATCCCGAGTCTGCCGCTGCTGGTCAGACTCCCGTTGTTTACGGCCTGTATGGTAATGGTTCTACTGGTCTGATTCCGAACGCAGATCTGACATTCGAACCTGCACTTGCACAGGGTAAATTTGCGGCCAACACCTATAATGTGAGCCTGAAGGAGATTCCCTCTCTGAAGGATACCGTTACTATCAGCGGTTAATTTTTTTGTTTATTTTGAGGAGAGGACAAGCCGTCTTCTCCTCTTTTTATTAATTATTTTCTTCGAAACCCGTATGATTTTTATGAATCGTTCGGTTCGTGGAGGAGGGTTAAATGGCATTAACAAATTTATATATCAATGATATTGTTGATAACGCAGCGACCGATAATGCCGATTCAAAAATCAAAGCTCTTTACGGTGTTAAAACGGTAACAGTTGGAGGTTCGTCTTTTATTGACGGGCAATCTGTTATTGACGCGTTACTTGCAAAAAATGTAAGTTCTGTTCAAGCGGATAATATGAGAGCCGGAGCAGTTGTCAGTTTTGGTGGAGTTGATTGGATTGTATTAGATACTCCGGAACATATGAGTGGAGATTCTGAAAATTGTTTTTTCCGTTTGATTTCAAAAGATATTATTGGACAAAGTGTTTTTGGTGAAACAAATAATTTTGCATTATCTAGTATTTGCAAATATTTAAACGCTGTAAGATCTTCCGGTCCAAATGATGATTGGAGATTATCATATCCAGGTTTAAACAATATTAAGATTTCTGATTTGAAAAATATTTGGAATCAAAATAATATTAAAACCCAAAATGGAGACACTACATATAATGATTCTGATTCTTGGAATCCAGCTTCTTTATATGTTTCATTTTTGTGCGAGGAAGAATTTCGAACATATTATGACACTAATAGGGTTTTGAGATATAAAGGAGCAGAAACAAGCGCACCATATTGGTTATGCACTCCTGTCGGATGCGGCAATACAAATAGGGTTGTGATTGTAAATCCGAATGGAACACTTTCTAGTGCCCCTTGTTCTTCGGTATGCGGGGTCAGACCAATTATTAAACTTAAAATTGCTAAAACAGCGGCGATTCAGGTTGCTCAATTAAAATTTGGTAGTTAATTATGAGATGGGACCAACAAAGTCCCATCTCTTTTTAACATTTGAAAAAAGTGAATAAAAGAAAAATTTTATTATCAAAAATGGCTAATTTTTTCGTATATATTGGATAAAATTTAGCCAGTAAACACATTATATTTTGTGCAATATATACAAAGAAATTTTGGCAAATTTTGCCAAAAATCTTGTAAAAACAAAAAGAAAGGACTTGGATTTGAAAATGGATATTTTGAACAATTTTTACGCAATTAAAGATGCTTCTGCTCCTACGACAAGCGAAGAGACTTGGAATAGGCGAGGAGACACATTGACCGTTCAGCTTGAAGGTAATTTTGTCGGGGCTGAGGTCAAAATTCTTGGGTGTTCCGATTTGGAAATTGAAGAATTTCATCCAATTACAGGGTTTGATTCTTCTTTCGGTCTAACGGATACGATGAAGACCGCTGGACTTTATACTTTTCCGATTGAGGGAATGGGTAAATTTAAGGTTGAAGTGGCTGCTATTAATGGCGGGTCAATGTCAGTGTTTTGTAGAGTAACGACAGGAGGTTGATGATATGGCAGTAGATTCATTGGCAAGGAGACTTGCTGCGGCGGCTCTTCATAAAGGCGAAAATGAAGTAACAAAAGATTATGTGGACTCCGAACTCGAAAAAAAGTATGATAAAACAGGTGGAGCAATAACGGGCGATGTAGCCATTCAAGGAAATCTCACGGTTTCTGGAACAACTACGACAGAAAAAGAAAAACAACTTCTTGTTGAAGACAATGTAATTGTTACAAATGCGAACAAAATCGACCTAACAGCACTACTTTCCGGTCTTGCAATTAACAAAAATGAAAATGCTGTCTATGGCATTATGTACGACCCGACAGATGATACTGTTAAATTTGGAGAAGGAACGCTTGACGAAAACAACAAATTTACATTCAAGACTGGAGAAGGGCTCCCGATTGCGATTAGAGAAGATTCTACAAAGTTTACAAACGCACATCTCGTTAAATGGGATGCTATAAAGAAAAGTTTTGTGGATGCTGGAATAGATGTTGCGTCTCTTTCCAAAAAGATCAAAAGTCTCGACCTATCTTATGGAGCACAAATTGTTACATATGATACGGCAGACGGAATGAACATTAAAAGCCAAACAAGAATTACTTATTCTGATGATACAACAGAAGACGTAAATGACGAAATTGAAATTCCAATTGTGGCCGGCGATGGACTCAATATGGATGCCATTACAGACAATAGTAAAGTCGTATTCAAAATTGATCCAGAACATTCGGTTTATATGGAGGAAACTCCAACGACAGAAAACGCAGTTCCTGTTTATGCAAAATCCAGTAATTCATGGACCGGAATCAATGCAACCCCGTCTGCTTCTGCTTCTTCTGTTGTAACGAGAGATGCACACGGAAGAGCGCAATTCGGAACACCTGTAAATGACGCAGATGCTGCAACAAAAAGTTTTGTTGAAAGCAGTTCATCAAAAGTCGGAACATCTGCGGCAGACAACAAGAAACTCAAAGCAATATATTACACGGAAGAAGATGGAATTCCGGAAACTCCAGAAGAAGAGGTAGAATATGCCGTCGTTGGATTTGTTGAGTATTCCGATTTGGATTCTAACTTGCAGGAGAAAATAGATAACGTACCGACTTGGAAAACAACTGCTCCCGTGACAGACGCAGACAAAAAGAAGGTTCAGTTTACAAAAGTAATTATTTCGACAACGGATGATACAAATTTCCCCGGAATGAACGGGAGATATGCGGTAGTCCCCGGCTTTACAAACGACGGCTTCCATTATGGAACGGTTGTTTGTTCACAGGCTGATCCCGCATATGAATTTCCTTTTATTGGGTCGATTACCTCCGAAATGGCAAGCGGGACAGTTATTAAGCCGAGTGTTTCTCCGACCTATATTAGCGTCGTCAATCCACAAGTAACTTTTACTTATGAATATCTCTGGTAAGAAAGGAGGAGTATAAATGCCAATTTCTTACAAACATAAAATTTATATTCCAACTTCTGATATTCAGAACGCTAACATGAGAGCCGATCATCCCGTAAAGAGTCAAATTTCAGTAAATTATAATGGAGCAAATGTTGCTTTTGATGTTTTGGATTATGACAAGCACGATCTTGTAGACAGAGATACTGCAAAAACAATGTGTGTTTGCTCTCATGATATAATAAGTTATGACACCATCCCGTTCAATACACTTCAGTTGATGTACTACACCGAGGGCGGTCTTCCGGCAGGAAACTATAAGTTCACCCTCGACCACGCCACTTACGGTGGCGGTACGCAGTACGATGGCACTTATATGTTCACGCTCACTCAGGCTATCCCCGCTGACGGTGGTTTTCGTCATACGAACATCGGTGGATATAAGACATCTTATGCTCAGAGTGATGTTATTGGTAACTACATCACTACCTATGGCGTAAGGCCTCAGAGAGCCGAGGCTGAAAAGGATGTACCGGTAAACGTATGGGATGGTACGACCGCTTGTACAGACCTCGGTACTTTCACCGCAAGAAGCCGCACATATTATGTAGAGGACGACGCAGCCAATGGCGGTAAGCGTAATTTCACCGAGAGAAACGCTTATGGATCGAACAGATGGCGCGATTCTGTGCCGCGTCAATGGCTCAATTCTGATGCCGAGGCAGTGCCATCATCCGACACCACAACCGTTAGCAACTGGTGGAAACCCGCAACGGTATTTGACACACTTCCCAGCGGAGCAAAAATCGCAGGATTCCTTAATGGACTCGATTCCGAGTTCGTGATGATGCTTGGCGAAATCGAGGTTAAGACTGGTCTCTGCGCCTGCGATAGGGTCGACGGTGCGACCTATGACATCACCCATGATAAAGTGTGGTTACAGTCGATGACCGAAATCTTTGGCAGTAACAACAACGATATTGCCGAGGGCAGTCAGTTGGCGTACTGGGTTGGTGCATCCGATGCCGATCGTATCAAGTATGAGGGTTCAACCGCACGTTATTGGTGGACATGCTCTTCGAACCCGATTTTCCCGGCCCTTATCCGCACCATCTATCCCTCGGGTGTTCTCAATAGCGGCAACGTCAGCACCGACTCTATGTACGGCGTTGTCCCAACTTTCTGTATAAAACAATACGACGGAGGTATGAAACCAGTCGTATCTTACAAGAGAAAACTCTATATGGGACGGAATGTTGAATGGAATCAGCTGTTGGATAAGAGCAAGTTTGGTTTTGGCCAAACTTTTAATGGCATTACATCGGTTAATAATGGTGACGGATCATTTACTTTAAGTGGTACATCAACAGGGTATTATCAATATGTTTTGTTTAATCCGATCAGTTTATCGACGGATTCTTCTCATAAATATCTTTTGGGAGGTTGTCCTCCCGGAGGACAGTGGGATAAAAAATGGGGCCTTAGCGGACTAAACACTATCGAATCTACCGATTTTGGAGAAGGTGTGATTATTACGGGCGCAACTTCGATTTCTCCGATTATGTATGTGTGGTCGCCAGCAGGCGCTGTTTCCAACCTTACTTTCAAACCACAACTCTTTGATCTCACCCAAATGTTCGGCGCAGGTAACGAGCCTGCAACTCCCGAAGAATTTTGGTCCTATTTCGATCATAAGCTTTATCCGTATAACCCCGGCGAAACACAACCGCTGTTCAAGATTTCTAGAAAGAGTCAGTGGGGAAGTATTTAAGCGTTAACCTTACACATTGCGGACGTTAATGCGAATTATTCCAATCCGTTTGACAATATCTGCTGCTGGTCTGGAATTAAGTTGTGCAATATCAATATTAATCTTTACAATGACCTTGTTGTAAGAGACAGTATCGCTAAATGTGTAGCGAAGTTGTATTGCGGATGGCACGTCTCGGTGCGTCCACGTCTCAAAAATCCTTAAGGGGATAAAATGTTATTTCACACAAAAAAAGAGAGCTCGTGGTTTTCACGGGCTCTCAATATTAAAAGAATAATTCAAATAAAAATAGAAAGGAGGCCCTCGATATGGGGAAACGCTCGACAGTATACCACGAACTGGTCACTCCAGAAAAGTGGAACAAGGTTAATGAAAAAAATAAAAGTTTGATCAACGAATTTACAGATTATTTGCGTTCTGCTAATAAATCTCCCGCAACAATTAAACAGTATGAAGCACAACTGCGCACATTTTTTGTGTTCGTGCTGGAAAGATGCGAGAACAAATTTTTTGTTGATCTAAAAAAGAGAGAATTTGTTAAATATTTTGGATATTTGACAAATGAATTGGAGGTTTCTCCGAACAGGATTTGTTCGATGAGAGCCGTCCTTTCAAGTTTGTCTAATTTTATTGAAAGAATTTTGGATGAAGATTACCCGCAGTTCCGTAATCTCGTAAAAGTTCTGGAACCTGTAGACAAAGCATTTGTTCGTGAGCGTCCTGCTTTAACAATGGACCAGATTAAAGACTGTCTAGTAAAACTTGAAGCAGACAAAAAGTATCAGGTTGCTTGTTGTCTTGCTGTTCTTGCGGCGAGTGGAATGCGTAAAAGCGAAATCATTCAGATGAAAATGGAATATTTCGAAAAGGACAGACTGATTTATAACGGTCTTGCTTATGAAACAGATAAAATTAGAACAAAGGGTCGTGGTAAAGCAGGGAAGGTCGTAACGAGAATTGTGTTCCGAAACCTTGTTGATGTCGACCATTACATCGACCTATGGCGAAAAAAGCGTGAGGAGCTTGGTATTAAAGATGAATATATGTTTGTGGTTTATCACGATGGTTCGTATGAGCAGGCGACGCAGGCGACGATTAATTCGTTCGCAAGAACAATTGCGAAATATCTTGGCGAGGACTTTTTTGTTCATAATGTTCGACACACGACCTCGACAGCGTTGGAGCTTGCCGGATACCCGATTGATGTTGTTCAGACAATTTTTCGTTGGGCAGATCCGAAGATGGTCAAATATTATTCAAATATTAGCGACACGCAGTCGCTGGAAAATTTCTTCGCAGGAATGAGCGAAGCGGAAAACAAAAAAGAAAAAGAAGAAAGTGAGGAATAACCAATGGCAAATGGAGATTTTGTCAGCCAATATACTGGTGCTCAAATAGAACAAGCTATTTCGGCATATTTAAATGGAAATACGAAAACAACCGTTACTGTTAATGTGTCGGCTACTGCAACAAGCTGGAAAACCAACCCTTCGACAAGCTCTTTCCCTGCAAAATATTATACAGAAATCGCGACATCTGGATCTTTTTATGTTGGGAATTATCCAGACATTTTTATTGTAGATAGCAGTGGCGCAAAAATTATCCCAGATGTTGATTATAGCGCAAAAAATGGAACTTTTAAGGTTTATTCAAATACAATGGTTTCTGGAGTTGTTGTGATAAACGGAACAAAAACAACATTGGAGAAGACCACTTAATTAATTATTTTTTATGAAAGGGGTTTAATGGGAGATGGAAGAAAACAAACAAATAGATCAAAAATTACAACAGGAAGCAACAGAACAAAATGAAGCTCCTGTCATCGATAAAGATTCGGTCGATATATTAGACTTGCTTGAAACAGCTTCATCGTGGCTTGTTTCTCCAGAAGATAAAGAGGCGGAAAAGAAATTCAATGAGATTAAAAATCAGATTATCGTGAAATCTTTTCTGCCTCTAACGATGAAAAACGCACTCGTAAAAAAGGCGATTTTCGACCTGCGAACATCAGATGATTCAATTGATGAGTTCCCGCAAGCGTTGGAAATTTCGCTTCTGTTCAACGTTCTTCTCGAATATACGAATATTAAATGGGAAGATGGGCTTGAAGTTAAAGATGCCGCATTTTATGATATTTTATGGGCATCTGGTGTGTGTGATATGATTTTGGAATATTGTCGTTCGGATTACGAAAGAGTGGTTCGAATGGTGGAAAATATGTTCTCATTTGAGAATCTTTATAACCTTGTTGAAACAATCAACAAGATGACTCCCGATAGCGTGGATGAATTGACAAAAGAGGTTAAACGGATTAGACTTGAATCCGACCCGCAGATTCTTCACGATTATGCGACACTCGCGAGAGCGGGTGATCCGATTCTGCACAAGATGGCAGACGCTATCGAAGACACCGCGTATAAAGCGGCAAAGGAAGAAATTCCGGAAGAGAAAGGCGCAAAAGAGTGATAAGCGACAAATAAAATGCCGCTTTTATTCACGAGGCGGCATTTCCTCCGGGAGGGAGAAATTTTTTAGTAAAATTTAGTAAAAAATTAGTATGAACGGAGGATGATATTATGGCAGAGAACATTTTTAGTCTTGGGCAGCTCGAAGATAGGCTCGTAGAAAAAGGTCTTGGAGAAATGTTAAGTGGCGAATATCTTGAAAAGAATGTTTCAAAACAATTCGCCGCAGAAGATAAAAGAACATTAAACGCTGCCGTAGAAATGGCAAGAAGGGGCGTTAAACATAGCTTAAGTCTTGGCCTTGCAAGAGTAGAAAAAGCAGCAAAAGATAAAGGTTTTTCAGTTGGTTTTTCCTTTAATGAAAAAACTAATGAGGTTGATGTCATTCTTTATGAGGGGAAAACGCAGCAAGAAATTAATGCACAATCTAAAAAAGAATTTTTAGATTTTAAAGCTGAAATGCCTCATTTTAGGCTTGCAATCGGAACTCCGACAAAGGGCACTAAATATAGAATGCCATCTACAAAAGCTCTTGCAGCGCACATCGATAATGAGGGTGCATATTTTACGACGGAATTAGAAGATGTTCTTGAGGGTGTGGCTGATAAAATTTCTTCCTCAAAAAGATATAAGGGACAAAGCGGAGAAAATTTTAAAAGAAGAATGAAGTCTGCTGTCAAACGGGGGAAAGAAAGTGCGGTTAAGTCAATTATATCGACAGAAGCATATTCTATTGTTGATGATGAAAAGTATTATGAAGAGTTGAGACATCAACAGTCTGCAGCGAGAGATACTTTTTTGCAAACAGATGTTAAAACAGCAGGTATTCTTGGCGAGGTTGCAAAAAAATTAGACTTAACCAGAACAATTAAAAAAGCTAGAAATTTAACAAATAAACAAGTTGAATCTTATAATCGTAGAATTGACAATCTATTAACAAAGTATCAAATTACATATCAAACTCTTGGAAAACAGGCGGCAGAAAATTTAATGAAAAACGCCGATATTTGGTCAGAGTTAATGATTGAAGAAAAGCAAGTAGATAAGATATTGTCGGACACTGAAAAATATTTTGGTTCATTTTTACAAATGCGCGGACATATTGGGCTGAGTAGCGATGAAGCAATGCAGCGAAAAACAATGTCTTTTGCAGGTCAGAGAGACGTTGCATTAAGAGGAAAGGTAGAAACAAACCGACACCCTTCGCAGGCACGTAACTATTTGAGAAGAAAAGATCAAACAGTCCGCAGACGCACGGAAATGGTTATTCCCGCTGCGATGAAAGATGAGATGGATTATTTTTCTGGATCCGACAAACAACTTTATAAAAAAGCTCTTGTTACGAGCGAAGCGGACATTTACGACGCATATATAGGCGCAATCGATGACGCGATCAAAGAAGAACTTAAGAAACTTCGTGGACAGAAAGCAAACAAAGGGGTTTCAGAAGAAGAGCTCCAAAAAATGGCAGAAGAAAGGGTTAGAAAAAATCTTCCGGTAATTGCTCCGTCTGTTTTGGACGATATGGGTATTATTAGTGCGAGCGCTGCAAGATCGCTAGATTCTGTTAGGACTGTTGCGAAAAATATTACTTCCGATGAATACAATAAGTTAAACGCAGAGGCGACTAAAAAGTGGCAAAAATTGATTGATTCCGGCAAAACTCCAAAAATGCCACAAGATGAATATATTTCTAATTATATTGCAAAAAAAGCAACTGGACGCTCAAAACTCTCTGATGTTAGCATAAATATTGGAGAAAATGGCGGAGTAGATATTTCTGCATTAGAGGATGTCAAGTTCGGAGGACAGGCAAAAACTCTTGATTATAATGAAAATTTAAGAGAAACAAAGCAGGTTCTTCCCGATAACATCGTTAAATTTATGGCGCAAAGACTTGAAATCAGTGGCGCCGTAGATATGATTGGTCGAGCAAAATCTGTTAAAGCGTCTGAAATTCCTCAATATGTTCAAATGATTTTGACAACTTGGGCAATTGAAAATGGGCTTGATGCAAATGGTATAAATCAATTAGCGATTAATATTCTTGGAAAAGCAGTCGTTCAAGGCGTAACAGAAGACGGGAAACTCATAATTGATAATGCGCGAGATTTGTGGGATAATTATGATTGGGATAGTGCTCTGAGTAGAATGGCCGAAATGGGAATGATTCACAAAACGACTTCTGGATATTCTCTTGGAAAAGCTGGAGATAAAGCGTTTAGTTTATATGATGTCGTCAACGTTGCCGATGTTTGGAATTCTACGAAAGACGTTAAAACAAGCTATAAAGAAAGTTCTGGCGTGTTTAGAGATATTCAATCAATGTCTACACGCGCTCAGTCAGAAGGGGAGAAAAAGGCTTTTAATGAATTAAGTAAAGAAGTAAAAGCAATGTACGACCCAATGACTGGTTCCGGCGCAGATGAAGCGAAAAAAGCAAAAGAAGACATTGATAAAATTCTAAATGAAAAAACTGGTTCCATTGTCAAAACTTATGAATCTAAAAAAGATGAAGATAGAGAGAAATCCGTTCGTAGGTTAAAAAAAGAGCACTACGATCCAAAAAAGAAATTCAAAAAAAAGAAAACATATTTGGTTACAATTGGCCCCGGTACGGATTATACAATTGATACGAATACTTTGATGCAAGATGTTGATTATTCTAAGGGTGACGGAATGTTGACCGAAGAAGAATATCAAAAAACTGCATTGGGCAGAATTGAACAAATAACTAATGATATTCAATCAAAGGCTGGCGCAGATGCAAACATTGAGTATGTCATAGATCCCGGGACAGATTTTGGTTTTTCAATGTCTTTTGGAGAAGATGGGAAAGAGGAGGGTGCAACCGGTCGATTTGTGGTTCTTCCGAACATTCAAACTAATTATAGAGTCAACGAACAGGGGGAGAAATTATATAGTCTTCCGGAGTATGCAAAAGATATCAGCTCTTTGGTTGGCGCAATTAATATACCGGGAAGCAATCTTGCAGGCGAAAAAGCACAAGAATTAACAAAATCAATATTTACAGCGGCAAATTATGGCAAAAGTTCCTTGAGGCAGACGGCTGAAACAAAGCGTATTGGTGGCTCAAAATCGGTCCACCCCATTGGCATATCTAACGAACAGATAGAAAGGCTGATGCTTGGAAGTGAAGAAGATAAAAAACGAGCAACTGAATTAATTTCTTCTATTTATGTTAGTAGAGAACTGGCAAAAGAAATGTTGTCAGATAAAACTAGATTTATAGATAAAAATAAAAAATATGATTCTTCTGTTCATGAGAACGCCATTAATGAGGCGTTAAAATATGCCGGAGTAGATCTTTCTACTCTTTCTGATTCTACTATAGATCAAAAAATAGATGTTCTTCTTGATAGCATTACAGAAGGGGACGGAAGAGCGGTTAAAGGAATTTCTTCTATTATCAACAGATACCCATCGATTAGTAAACACTCCGCAGCATTCGCAAGCGTAAAAATCGATCCGTCAATGACCGGACTTCAAATGAAAGTTGGTCCAGGTCTAATGAAGTTTATGAACGGTGACTATGATGGAGATACAGTTAACTTAATTCTTGGACTCTGGGGCAGTGGTTATTCGATTGAGGCTGCAGCAGAGATGGTTGAAAGACAGCGTAGAATTAATGAACGGGTTTATAAAAAAATGTCTGCCGCAGAAAAGGCAAAATCTGGCGACGAACTTACAATGATTTCTGGTTCTGATGTTGGGAAAAATGCCGATTTTTTAAATTTGTCTGCCCTCGCAACAAAGTTTAATAAACCATATACTGGATTGTTTTCTAATATTTCTACTAAAATAAGAGAAGGGTTAAATGCATCTGGATATGATTATGATATCCTAACTAATGAGTCCTCTGATACGGACTATATTAAAGTTATTCAGGGTGAACTTGTTAGTGTCGTTGGGCAAATTCTCGAGCAAGATAGTATTAGTGCAAAAAAAGTAGAAAAAAGAATTCAGAAGAGAAGAGACGCTCTTGATAGAGAATTAACTCAAGAAGAAAAAAATCTTGAACAGCAAACCGTATTAACCGAATTTGAAAATCTCGATAAGATGCTAAGAGATCCGCAATTTTCTTTCTCCGAAATTATAGATAAAATGAAAGAAATGGAGCTCTTTTCAGACGATGTTTCTCAAATATCTTCTGTTATAACTTCTGTTATTGAGTCTCTTACTGAAAATCTTGGAGACAAAAGAAAAGAAAGCATTTATAAAAGATTAGGACTTAATGAAGCGGATCTTGAGAAAGGCGTTCTTAATGCCGACGCTATTAAAAAGGCTGGTTCTTCTATTGAATATGCGACTGGTATGAAAATTTTTGGCGGAGAATATGGAAAAGGATTTGCGACATCTCGCGAGTTTACTCCGCATATGAAAAATGATGAATATCAGTTGTTGAAATTTGTAAAATCTGTAGACGAAGCAAACAATGTCCTAAAAACGATGGGCGAGCTCATTGACGAGAATGGTAACAGATTTAGTCAATATGGCGAGAAGATTAGGGGAGCAATGGGCGTGCTTAAGCTCGAAGCCGGGCAAGAAGCCGCTAAAACAATAATTGCCGGGAAAGAAAATAAAGCCATTTCTGCCCTTGCTGTTTCTTATGGTGGTCTTGCTTCTGAGGTTGAAGGGCTTAAAGAAATTGGTGCTTCTAAGGGCTGGAATACTGTTACTGGATTTGCTTCGCAGCTTGCTCCGTTTGGAAGAATGGGAACAGATGCGGGCTATGGAAATATTTCTTCAAGACTGGATAGAATTTTTGTCAACCAAAATGATTCCGATGAATTTATTTCTATGTCTCAAGAAGAGCGAGCGCGCAGATTTGGGTATGGTGGAGATATTTCTTCTTTTGAAAAAGAAAGAGGGACTGTTCTAAGTTCAATCTATGGAACGGCGGCCCACTCGATTTCTCAAGTTTTGTCGGAAGCTTCTCAAAAATATGGCGAAGACATACTTAATCTCGACGCGCTTAAAAAAATAGGAGACCAAGAATTAATTAATCAGTATCAGAAAGCCCTCGATATTCAAGAAAAAAAGATGAGAATTCTTGGATTTTCAGAGGATGAAATCCAGAAGCAGAGTTTTAAAACTTCTTATTCGGGAGAAAGAAATTTTGAATCTTTGCTGAATTTGGTCGGTGGAGAAAAGGGAAAACGTTTTGTTAATCTTGGGAAACCGGAACAGTCGATTGTTGGAGAAAATGCTCTTGGTGAAAAATTATATGGACAAATTGACGCTACTTATATTAGCAAATATTTAGATCAATCTGGCGCAGAAAAAAGTATTTTTAATGTAGTAGATTACAAGAATTTGTCTGGAGAAATTAAACCTGAAAATGTCATTCAGGTATTAACTTATATTGCGTTGCTAAGACAGCTTAAGGCCGAAGTACAAAAAATGAAGTCTGAAGGAATGTCTGAAAGTGACGCAATAGATGAAATTGTTAGAAAGAATACCGATGCGTCCGGAAACCAAAGATATTCTAAAGAATTTATTCAAAATATTTTAAGTTCTAATGATTTTGCCGGAAAGTTAATCTCAACATCTAAAGGTGTAACTACTCAATATTCAATTCAAGATCCGGGAACGGCGTTAATGTCAAAAATTTTATCTGGCAATTTGTCAAATGAAGATTTGAAAACATTAATGTCTTTCGTAACAAAAAACGTCTCAGCAACTTCGCAGCTTCAGGCGACTGAAGAATATAAACAAAAAGTCGGAGAGGAAACGACGGTAGCGGAGGCACAAAAGAAAGAAGAAGAATCTGCCAAAAAAGCAGAAGAAGACAAAAAAGAGCTAAAAAAACAATATATCGTTCTCTTAAGAGAAGAAGAGTCTTTGCTTGAGAAAATTGATAAATTAAATCATCAAATTAAAGAGACTCAAGGTCTCGGAGAAGACGTTACGGCTCTTAAAAAGGATTTGTCGGTTTATCGCAGAGCAAAAAATACGGTTCGTAGAAAAATGAGAGCCTCTGAATTTTCTGTTTTGAAAGATGAAAATGGAAATATTATTGATGATGATATTCTATCTGAACAGGCAATACAGAGCGCGAAAAGAAAATCCAAAGAATCTCTTCTTGGTATTGGAGACGCAGAGGATGCAATGAAAGCCTTCGAGAGATACGCTACAAAGCGTATGAAGCTTGAAAGCGAAATTGAACAGGCTCAACTCAAAGCTAATACAACAGTCGGGAACGAGAAAAAAGCTTGGGAGAATGTCGTTGCGCTAAAACAACAAAGCCTCGACAAAACAAAAGAGACATATAATATTTTAGAGCAACAAGCAAGGAAAAAGGTTGGAGATCAACGAGTAGATGAAATTACAGAAGCCGTTAAAGAGCAAAGGGCAATATTGTCTGCTCAAAAGTTTGCTGGAAATCGTGGTAATCGCACAATCTTCGATGTCATTAAATCCGACATCCAACGCGCCACAATGCGCATCACTGATTTCGGTCTTGCAGCAAAAGTTCTTAACACAGCCCGCAAAGAGATTCAACAAGTTTATCAAAACATTCTGAAACTCGACGAAGCGATGACCAATCTTCGTATTGTTACCGGTTCTAACACCGAACAAGCGAAGAATATGATGAATACTTATAACGACCTTGCGATGCAACTCGGTACGACTACGCAAGCTGTTGCACAATCTGCGGCAGAGTGGTTGAGACAGGGTTATTCTGTTTCTGAAGCCAACGAATTGATCAAGTCTTCGACTTATCTGTCTCGTCTCGGTTTTATGGATATGGGTCAGTCTGTTACGGCGCTGACTTCTGTTATGAAGGGATTCCGTATCGAAGCAACCGACTCAATGGACATTGTCGATAAACTGACGCAACTGGATGCGAAATACGCAACCACGGCTGGCGATATTGCTACGGCCCTTTCGAGAACCTCTGCGGTTGCTCGTGAGGCAGGTCTTGATCTTGATCAAACAGCGGCAGCATTGACTACGATGATTGATGTGTCACAGCAGGATGCGAGCAGTGTTGGTAACGCTTTCAGAACGATTCTTGCGAGATACGGAAATGTTAAAGCGACCGCGTTTACTTCTTTGGTTGGCGACTCTGAAGATGTTGATGACACAAATAGTTCTATAAACGATACCGAAAAGGTGCTTGGAGCGATTGGAATTAAAATCCGTTCGTCTTCGAGCGATATGCGTGATTTTGATGACGTTATGGATGAACTCGCTGATAAGTGGGTAACTCTTACCGATGTCGAAAAGAATTTGAAACAAAGTTCCATTATGGAGCAATCCATAATTGCAAACCCATTGAATTGCTGGAACGCCCTTAGAGCAGTATAAACTAAAACATAGTGATGAAATATGCGCAAGTGTGAATGTGGAAAATTATACTGATTGGGCAATCAGCAGCTAAGCCTCGAACAGAGGAAAGTTCAACGACTAAGTGGTGGCAAGCGCCATCCAGTGGTGGGCTCCACGAAAGTGGATGATGAGATAGTCTAATCTCATATGAAAGTATGAGGAACGAAAGTTCGTATGATTTAGCGAATCATATAAATAAAAATGGCCGTTTCAACGGCACTCGCGGGTAAATTTATGCCCGTGTGTGGGTTAAAATACACACAAAGAACACATTTAATTGCAGGTAAAACCTTAGAGCCTTTTACCACAATAATCAAGAAATTAGATTATGATGGTTTAAAACAAAAGGATTGGTAGATCTGCAGCGAAGCTCCTAAATGAATATTTCACAAGGAGAACGTTCAACGACCATCCCCCGATGAGGGGCATATTAATTATGCTATAGGAGTACGGCGCAAATAAAGGCGTGGGTGAAAATCCCTTAAATGGAAATGGTGTGACTCGGTATGAAAATACAGGGTTAAGAAATGGTCTATTCTTGCGCGAAAGCGTAAGCTGAAATTTAATATAATTTAAAGAAGTAGAGCAGAAATCCAAACCCCTAAAGGGATTGGGATGAATGTGACAAATAAGATATGAATAATTGAAAGTCTAAAATAAAAAAAATATTTGCTTCAATATCATTTGATTTTTGTTTGTAAGTAAAGAATATATTGAAAATCAAGGTTGGAAGAAAGGAGGAAACATATAATGATTGTAAATAAAGCATACAAATTTCGGTTATACCCAAACGAAGAACAGAAAATAATGTTTGCTAAAACGTTTGGATGTGTTAGGTTTATTTATAACAAAATGCTGGAAGATAAAATTAAATATTACCAGGAAACAAAAGACAAACTAAATAATACACCAGCTCAATATAAGCCAGAATTTGAATGGTTAAAAGAAGTCGATAGTCTCGCTCTTGCAAACGCTCAAATGAATTTACAGTCAGCGTATAATAACTTCTTTCGCAGTCCAAAAATTGGGTTTCCAAAATTCAAGAACAAAAGAAAAGATAAAAATTCTTATACAACCAATAATCAGAATGGAACCGTCTCAATTGTTGGTGGGAGGTTAAGACTTCCAAAAGTCGGATTAGTCAAAGTGATTCAACACAGAACAATTCCATCTAATCAAAAAATAAAATCCGCAACAATTGAGAAAACTCGATCTGGCAAATATTATGTTTCTATATTAGTAGAATTTGAGAAAGAAGTCTCAAATGTTCAATTAGACAAAACAAAAGCACTGGGGTTAGATTATGCGAGTCATAGTTTTTATGTCGATAGCCAAGGCAGGGAAGCTAATTACCCGAAATTCTATCGTAGTGCACAAGTTGTTTTGTCTAGAGAGCAAAGAAAACTTTCTCTAATGAAATACGGAAGTAATAATTATGAGAAACAGAGAGTTCGAATAGCAAAGATTCAAGAGCATATCGCAAATCAAAGAAAAGATTGGTTGCATAAATTGAGTTTTGAGTTGGCTGAATTATATGATTATATTTGTGTCGAAGACATCAATATGCAAAATATGGCACAATCATTAAAACTCGGAAAATCGACCAATGACAACGGATTTGGAATGTTTAGAACGTTTCTTGCATATAAACTTGCAGAAAGAGGAAAGCAGTTAGTTAAAATTGACAAGTGGTTCCCTTCAAGCAAGATGTGTAGATTTTGCGGGTGTGTTAATAAAGATCTAAAACTTTCTGACAGAGTTTGGACTTGCGAATGTGGGGCAATTCTCAATCGAGATGAAAATGCTGCAATAAATATTATGAATGTTGGACTTTCAATGGCCTAAATATTACAAGAACCGCAGGAACTGCGGGGTTAGCCTGTTGATACTTGGAGTAACGCAAAATTGTTATGCGTGGAAGAAACTTCATTGAGCAGGAATCCCACACCTTTTTATGGGCTGGGTGGTTCACTATAATTAGTTGTTGGTTCAAAATATATAAAAGAAACAACAAAAAAATAACTAATTAAAAATTAAATTATATTAAATTTCGGGTCGGAGTTATGAACCGGCCGAATTCAAAAGGTTAGACAGCGTAATATTTTCGGGATCTATATGGAAAATTACGACACATACAAACAGGCAATTTCTGAAGCTGAGAAAGCCGAAGGAACAGCTGCTCGTAAAATGCAGGCGTATAACGAAAGCATTGCTTATAGTATTAATCAGCTCTCTACTGCTTGGGAAGGATTTACACAAAAACTTGAGGCAAGCGGAGCTGTAAAAACATTCTTTAATGGTTTAACTATTTTAATTAAGAACCTTGGAACCGCGCTTTCTATGGTTTTGTCTACTGTTGTTTCGCTTCGTTCTTTCAAGTTGACAACTGACCTGAAGCGCCTTGCCGACTTCTTTGGGTTCAGTTCTTCTGATGGGAAAGGCCGTTTGAAAACCAAGTGGGATAAAACAAAAGCTTGGTTTAGTCCAAACCGTATGGCGCAACAAGCTGCACAAGAAAAGGAAAAATATGAGCAGCAAAGAGCAAATACGAGTGAAAAGCAGTCTCGAAACGAGGTTGTCAATTCTAACAATAAGGTCGTTGATGCGTTAAATAGAAATGCCGACGCCCTTGATAGAAATAGCAATGCTCAAAACGCTAAACAAGCAGCACAATCTACAAAACCAGATATTGGATCTAACTATTCGATGGGTGCCCGTGGAGTTGAGCAAGGAACATTAAACGGAAGGCGTGTTTATAAATCGGCAAACGGACAGTGGAAGTATTACAACAATAGGCCGGTAATTTCCGGGGCTGAAAATATAAAAACAATAACTACTACTCCTCAAGGAACATTAGAGAACGAACCCCAATCTAAAGAGATGGATGTTTCTCGCCATTGGCTCCTTGGGTTGACAGGATCGACGGTAAGTGGAGCTAGCTATTTTGCTGCGAAAAAGGCGCGGAAAAACATTCCGCTATTAGAGCAACAAATAAAAAATCTTGAAGCTACCGGAAACTTTGATGGGTCAACAAAGGGTGGACTTGCGAACACTTGGGAATTACAAGAATTAAAAGATCGATTAGAAAAAGATCGGGAAATTCTAAAATCTCGAGATATTAGAGTTCAAGAACTCAAAACCAATTGGAAACAGGATGCAATTCGAGGGATTGGAACGGGTTTGACGGCCGGCGTTATTTCTGGAATATCTGCTGAAGGCGATGTTCAAGATAAATTAGTAACTGGAGCCTCAACCGCTATTACAACTGGCTTGCTCAGCGCAATTCCTGGTGTTGGAACGATTCTTGGTCCAATTTTAGGTCCTATTTTGGGTGGATTCTTTGGTAAAGAGATTAATAAACTGCTTAAAGCCGATGAAGTCGCTCGTAAGAAGCGTGTCGAAGACGCTAAAAAACAACTCGAAGCGATTAAAGGAATCGGGAATTCTGTTACTGGTTTGATTGATCTCAATAAAAAAGATCAAGCATTGTGGGATTCTGACGACTGGAAACAGTTCAACGAACAGGTTGAAACAATCAACGAAGCTCTTGAAAAATCAGAGCTCGGAGATAGAATAATAAACCTCGGCGATAGCACGAAAACCCTTTCAGAATATTTCGAAAAGGCAGCAAGAACCGGAAATAAAGATATGCTTGCCCGCGTTGAGGCGGAAAAGATTCGTTTTGAGGCGGAAAAGACATACGCGGCGGGAGAACAAGACCGCTATACTCTCCAAAAAGAAATTAACGAGAATCAAAAGAAACTCGCAAATCTTGATGACGACGAGATATCGAAAAAGAAAGAACTTAACGCAGCAATCAAAGCTGCAAAAGCAGAAATTGAAGACTACTCCGAAGCTCTGAAAAAGGGTTATATGCAAGCATCATTCTACTCTTCTGGTGTTGGAACAATGGAGTCTTATGACATTGGAAATGCAACGCTCGATAGAGTAATTATGCAAATTGCTCGTGAATGGGCAAAAGACAGTCCTGATATTTTTGCTGGAAATCAGCTGACGAGCGATGCTCGTTCCGAAATCATTTCGTATCTGCGCGAACAATCTGGATATTCTTCTCTGTTCAAAAACGACACGAAGAATGTCGGAGATATGTTAACGGCAAGAGACGCAGTTGATGATTTAAGAAAATCTCTTAATATATCTCAGAAACAACTAAAAGAATTTGCCAATAGCAAAGATCTTCTTAAAATTGGAAAGTCTTTCGGTTTAATTAAAGAGGATATTATTGATATTAATCAACTTTCAGAGGCAGACAAATCTGCTGTTTATAAATTGATCGATAAAATTAATCTTGTTGATGAAGACGGAATTACAACAATTGCTCACGCAATGAATATGACAGTTGAAGAATTTGAAAGAGCAAATGCAGATGGAGCATTTAACTGGCTAACAACTGATGTTGCAATTGGTGGAATAGATAAGTTAAATGAAAAAATGCAGACGTTTAACGACTTACTGTCAGCAGCATCCGAGGGTTCTCTATTAACTTCTGAAAATCTAAGCAAGATTGCAAATCAATTCCCAACATTACTCCGTGGAGTCGACGAGGCTGGGAAATATACAACAGATTTGAGTTCTGATAATATTCTTGATAATATCATTAGAATGATGACAGATGAGGATTCCTTGCGAGAAATTTATTCTGGACTATTTTCTGGAAGCGTAGCAAAAAACTCTGAAATCTGGAGCAATTTCATGACTCTTGGAAAAGGAAGCGAAATTGCTAACTCCAATCTTTCCGACGAGATTAAAGAGCGTGTAAAAAAAGCGGGCTCTTATTCTGATATCGTTGATATTTTTGCAACGGACGAGATGAAAGAATATAATGATGCGTTTAAAGAGTATGTTACAAGTATGTATCCAATAACTGATTTACTTGATACACAAGCAAAGATTTTAGAGGAGTACGGAAAATACACTCTCGAGACAGAGATTTCTAATCTTGAGTCGGTTCGAGATTCTCTCGATGACGTTAATAAACAGCGCGAAAAAGAACTTGAACTAATTAAAGCAAAAGAAGCTCTTGAAAATGCGTCTAAAGAAAAGAAACGCGTATATCGTGCCGGCGTTGGATTTGTCTATACGACAGATCAAGAAGCCGTTAAATCTGCACAGGAAAAAGTTGACGAACTGGAAAGACAGCGTGACAAAGACAATATTCAGTACCAGATTGACTCGTTGCAACAGCAGAAAGAAATTCTTGAAAATATTGAAAACAATAAGCAGTTAGAGTCTCTAATTGAGACGGCAGAAAAAATTCTTGGTAGTGAAGGATCTAACGGTGGTATTACTGGAATTATTTCAGCTGTTAATTCGATAACCAGTAATGAATTTGTGAATAAAATCAAAGAGCAGATTAAAGCCGGGATTACTGAATCAACACAAAAAACAAACGAAGAAGCAAAGGAAAACGCCGGAAGGGATTATCGAACAGCAATAAATGAAGCAAAGGCTTTCCAACAAGGACAAGTATTTGCTGGATATGATAAAAACGGAAATCCTCAATTTAGAGATATGACAGATGAAGAAAAGAAAGAATTCGGTGGACAAACACCCGCAGAAATTGCAAAAAATCCAAATTCTCCGTATTATGCTGCAGCAAAAGCGAGAGAGAAAGAACTTATTAATAATGTAATTAATAAAAGACAAATTTTTGCAAGTCTTGGTGGAGACGGTTTCTCTACAGATCCTTTTCAAAAGGAAGACGACGATAATATATTTAAATCAAATAGTAGTAATAGAGTAAAAATAACAGATTGGGATGGAAAAATTGCCGGATTTGAAATCGGGGAATATTTTGATTGGGAAAACAATAATCAATTTAATACGAGCGATCAAAAGGGCGGAGCAAAAGTTTTAAGATATGCAAAACAAAATTCCGATGGAACGTTTGAGCAGATGAGATCGTTTGATAATGCAGAAAACATGACAATTAAAGAAGCAATAGATTCTTTGGATGGTCCTGCTGCAATTATGAATTTAGATGGAAAAAATTATATTATGTATAAAAATAGGGATGGGAAGACATACATAATGAGAGCGTATAATTTCCAAGAAGGGAAATGGGAAACGAGCGGATATGCTGCTGGGTATTCGAGTCTATGGAATGAAGATTCTGCATATAATCAAGATATGATAAATCGTTTCATAAAAGGATATATCGGAGGAGAAGCTGGTGCCTATGCTTCCGGTACGCTTTCAGCTCCCGGTGGTCGCTCGCTGATCAACGAAAACGGTCTTGAATCCATCATTACTCCTTCTGGCACAATCACTTCTCTTCCTGCCAAATCTGGCATTATTCCAGCCGACCTTACTCGTAACTTGTGGGCTCTCGGCGAGGTTGCTCCTAACCTTATTGCTCGTCTTGGTGGAAATAACCTCCAGACTAACAATTCTAATTCTTCTACTGACAATTCGATCAATATTCAGAATCTTGATGCTACGTTTAATACGCAGAGCGATTTCGATGGACATCGCTTCTTGACAGATCTTCGTAATCAGGTTATCTTGACTGCGAATAATCACTAAAAACAAAAAGAGGGTTGTGATGAGAAATTATCACAGCCCTCCCTATGTTGGAGGATTTATGAAATTTAACAAAAAATTAACAATTCTAATTTGGGTTCTTTCGTTCACTTGGGCGCTTCCGACAACTCTTGTCGGGTGCGTCGTTGCGTTATATCTCCGACTTCGTGGAAATAAACCGAAAAGGTTTGGACCAATTTTTTACTTTCCAATCACAGAGGACTATGGACTGAATCTCGGTCCTTTTATTCTTGTCCCTAAAAACACCGACTTTTACTTGAACGCGCACGAGCTTGGACATCATCTTCAGGCGTGTTTCCGGTATGGACCTTTCACTGTTTTTGTTGTCGCAATTCCGAGCGTTATTCGTTTTTGGTTGAGAGAACAGAAAACATATGACGGGAAACTTTTATATGCTTGTCTACTTGTAATCGCAATTTATATTGTGAGCGCAGTCCTGAGCTGGATCGGATATTTCACGAAAATTGTCGCACTTGCGTTTATCGGATTGCTTTTGACAATTTATGGATTCATTATTCAGATCTGGTTGAACAGGTTCGAAGTCCCGCGTTATAAAGATGGGAACTATCCGTCGTATGATGACGCGTGGTTTGAAGGAGACGCGACTAAAAAGGGAAGCGATTTTATGAGAAAGTATTTCAACGAAGAGGTGAAACGGTTTTGGTAAAATATAATTATGATTTGTCAAATTATGATTATGTTTTAAGCTTTGACCTCGCAAAACAAAAGACCGGATGGGCACTTGTTAACATTAAGTCAAACAGGGTCGAAATGTCCGGGATAATAATCTTGAACGAAAAAGTAGATTCTGTTTGGCTTGATATATACGATAAAATCGTAGTTGTTTTAGATGATGTAAAAAGACATTGTCAAAATTTGGAAAAGAAGTTTTTTGTATTGAAAGAGAAGCTCCCGAATCAGGCCGGAAGATTTACGACAATTGCGTCTCTCCAAGGATTGGCGCAAGTCCACGCAATTTGGGAGCTCGCTTGTGAAAAGTCGGAGGTGGAAGTTTATGATTTCGACGGCGTTCATTCTGTTAGCGTTAAGGCTTTCTTTACGAGAAGATACGAGGTTGAAAAACCGCAAAAGGAAGACATTGCGAAATTAGTTTGTGAAAATTATTGTTTTGACATTGGAGATAGTCCGTTGGATATTACTGACGCAATTGCTTGTGTTCAAACATTGGTTGAATACAAGTGGAACGAAGATATAAAAGATAAAATTAAAGAACTCAAAAAAGAACAAAAAAATTATAAAACAGATAAAAAGAAAAATCAGATTGCTGAAGAAATTCAGCGGTTGGAAAGGCTTGAGGTTTAATATGGAAAATATTGGATTATATTTAGGTATTGGCGCTGTCGTTCTCGCCTTTCTTTCGTATTTTGTGCCGCAGATTATTAAGTTCTGTAAGATGTCTAAGGATGATAAAAGGAAGCTTTTATTAACATACCTTGCGGGGCTTGTAACAATGGCGGAAGACAAAATTGGCGCGGGACACGGCACAGAGAAACTGGCAGAGGTTGAAAATTACTTTAAGAAACATGCCGGATTTTTCTATAAGATGATTTTGAGAGTTTTCGGAAAAGAAAATCTGAAAGGTTTGATTGAAGAAGCGCTCCAGCTTGTTAAGAAAAACTTCGAAAAATAATTTTTCATAAGGAGAAATATTTATATGATTACACTTCAAAATTTTGTTAAAAACGCAAACGCATATACGCTTTTGCTGATAATGGGAGAAAACGACACAGTTGACGCGCTTCCTACGGCACGAAAGCCACTTTCTCCAGAATTTTATCCGGTGTCTGTGGACTATGGTGTTCCTGCGCCCGGATCGGTTGCTATTAATTATTTTACGCAGGAGAATTTTATGTTCGTCAATGGGGCGTGGGGCAAAGACAGCATTCCATCAGTTCTTGAACAGCTCACAGCGGTTGAAAACAAGGTATATACTCCCAGTGAGGGTGTTGATGGATATGATAAGGTTACAGTAAATGTTCCTCAGCTCGACACTTCTGACGCAACCGCTGCCGCTGACGACATCCTGTCTCCTAAAACGGCATATGTAAATGGCGCAAAAGTCACAGGTTCTCTTGAGACGCAGGTCAAAACCGCGACCCCGAGCTCTGCTTCGCAGACGATTACCCCGGACACTGGCAAGCTGTTAAGCAGCATTGTTGTTGAAGCAGCTCCGCTTGACGCCGCGAAGACCGTTGCGGCTGGCACTTCTGCTAAAACGGTGTCTCCAAGCGCAGGGAAGCTTGGTATCAAGTCAGTCACCATTGAACCGACGCCGAGTTCACCGAAAACCGTTACGCCGACTAAGTCTGTTCAAAGTGTTACCCCTAACGAAGGAGAACTTCTTTCTGGGGTCACCGTAAATGCAATTCCGGAAGAATATATTATTCCTACTGGTTCCCAAACAATTAACACAAATAAAACGGTTGATGTAACAAATCTGGCAAGTGTTGTGGTCGATGTCCCGAATAAAACTTCCGAAATTACGATTACGGAAAATGGAGTATATAATGTAAAAGCCGGAGAGGTTGGATATAGTAAAATTACTGTTAATGTTCAAGCTCCTGCCGGAGAATAAAAGATGATGGTTGAATGATCATATATACTTTGTCGTTCAAAATATTCATTAAATATTCATAAAAAATCAAAAGAAAGGAGTTCCGAAACTTGAAAATTAAATTTTCAATTGGTCCCGGCAAAACTCTTGTTCCCGGAGTTTCGCAGGCTCCTGACTCACAATATATCAAATCTAAATTTTTTTATGTTTCTACGTCTGGAAATGGAATTGCTCCGCAGGCGACAAATGGAGCTCCTGAAAAAATTGAAAATGCAAACGTTATGTCGGTTATCGACAATAATCTCCGTTCTATTATTGGTCTTTTTAATTTTGAAAATGTCGAAAGCAACGGAAAGATTATAACGACAGCTGCGGCGCAAGGAATTTCAAACGATGACCAATCTCTATATTCGATTTCTATTTATAAAAAAGAAATTTGGTATAATCGAGAAACTGGGAAACCGATGGAACAAGACGTTTGGACTCCGGTTGTGTTAGAGAATGCTTCTGGAACAATTAGAGATTTTAACATTGGGAACAACCGTTATTATAAATATGTTTTCAGACTTGTTGAAAACAAAATTGGTGGGAATGTTGAATATCAGTCAGGAATTATTGTTCCGATTAAGACAAACTGGCAGGGATGGTCGATCACAGAGCTTCACGAAACGGACGATCCAAAGGTGTTTACGGCTGCTCCGAAGGATGTTTGGAAATTTAAATATAACATTTCCAACGGAGCACAAACACAAAATATCGCTAAAACACAGCAGGAAACGCTATCTCGCTACCCGATTTTTAGTCACGGTGTGAAAAACGCAGTTGGTGGAAGCGTCACCTGCCTACTTGGTCGTGAAATGATCAACGCAGATTACACCAATAAAGAATGGGTTTACGAACAAGACCCGAACACAACAGAACCGAATTTTATTTGGAGAGAAAATAACGGGCCGTTCGAAAATCTCGGCGGTTATCGCGAGCGTCTTGGAAGGGTTCAAAACTTTTGTGACACAAATCCAGATTATCTTTCCGCTTCAGTTCTTGGTTTCCGTAATTTGACATCTAACGAAGCGGTCGATATGCTTGACAAGTGGCGCGATGTTTGTTATTCCGGAAATCCGAAGCTGTTAAAAGACCAAAAGGGTCAAACTTTTATTATTCAAATTACCGATCCGAGCAATACCACGAATGAATCTTGGGAAAAAATGCCAGAAGAAATTTCGTTCAGTTGGATTGAGATTGCCGATGCAAAAGACTGTCGTATCATTCAGGCAGAATAACAGGAAGGGGGCGGCATTGTGCCACAGATTTCTAACCAAATCAGAATGGGTTCTGGCGAAAATTATAAGTATATCATTGACGGGAAGAATGCCGCCGTCGGCGATATTGAAAAGTATTTAAAAATTTCAGAGATTAAAAAAGTTATTGGAAGAAAGACAATTTACCCTCGGTTTCGTATTTTTGTTTTGAACCCGGACGAAACGGTAAATTATCAGCTTCCAAACGAAGATATTTTGTCCGGCGGTTCGTATAGTGAAAATTATCAAAATGGTTCTCGCCGGACACTGTCTTTTTCATTAAACAATCAAGAAGGAAAATATACTCCGTCAATCAACAATTTGTGGGTAGATACGAAGGTTCTACTCGATGTTGGATTGGAAGTCCCGGACGAGAATCTAATTATTTGGTTTCATAAGGGCGTTTTTGTGATTACCTCTGCGAACCCGTCAAAATCGACAGAAGCCAAAACGGTATCAATAAGTTGTGCCGATAAATTCGAAATTTTGAATGGCAGGCGCGGTACAGTTGGAACGACAGTTGAGATTCCTCCCGGTATGTTAATCAAAGATGTTATTCAAGACATTTTGTGGTATGATGGCGGGACGGGAGATGTTCTTGATCCAAATCCGTTTTTTTATCATCCTGCGTTTGAGGGAAAGGTGACGCCGATTACGATGACACTGTCTGCTGGGTCGAATTATGGGAGTTTAATTACACAGATTGCAGATGTTCTGTCTGCGGAGGTCTTTTATGATTCCTACGGACAGTTGAACTTTGTCCCGACTGTTGATGTGATTTCCGACGGAGATAAACCGAATCTTTACGATTATTCGATTGAAAATCTACAAAATGAAAACTTTTCAATTGATTTGAATTCTTTCGTCAACTGTGTTTATGTTGTTGGAGCGAATGTCAACGGACATACTTGCACGGCGATTAAAAAGAACGAAGACCCGACCTCTCCGATTTCGGTTGGAAGAATCGGACTTCGTGTTGCCGATGTGATTAACGACTCCAATATTACGACAGACCAATTGGCAGAAGAGCGGGCAGAATATGAATTGCGGAAAAAGATTATAGCAGAAAGCACGTTGAGTAGTTCTGTTATGTTTAATCCGCTTTTAAGTGTTAATAATATAGTAACATATACAGACGAGGAAGATTTCGATATGAAACGAGAAAGATTTTTAATCCAGAGCATTTCCTTTAACTTGGGATACGATGGATTGATGTCGTTGAGCGTTTCGAACATAAATAATCTTCCGTTCGTATATTAATGGAAAGGAGATAATATGGCAGAATTTAATTCAGGTACAGAACCCGGTTGTATCGCTAACAATCTTCCGTTAAAGGTTATGCGCATTGCGATGGAAAATAAAGGAATTTTTAATGATGCAAAACCGGGAGCCTTATATTATTTTACGGGAGAATATAACCAGGTTACGATAGACGGTACTAAATATGCAATTCCAAAAACAGCTAAAATAGAAGGCCCAGATAGTATCCAAAATGGAATAAACACATATAAGATTCAGCTAACAGTGAGCAATGGTAAAATTTCAGGCGCAAAATTGATTCCGGGATAATTAAAAAAGTAATTTATAAGAGAGGTAAAATAAAATGGCGATTTCAATTCTTAATTACTACGAGCAGCCAGATGGTAAGAATCTGATGATTATGGCAGACGACCTCTACGAGAGAAATCCGGGTGAAGCTCCAGACGACAATATGCCGATGGACCCGACCAATTATGCAATTTCACAGAATCTTGGCGTTCCGGCAGACGGTTCGATTACGATTGTTAGAGATTTCGACGAAGATAAAAAGGTGAAGACCGTTACTAATGTTTTCAAGGAAGGCGAATGGAAAGATTCTACTGAAAGCGGTGGAAGTGGGGAAATAAAAACTGGATATTTAGATGTTTCGTTAAGCGTAGAAACCGGATCTGAGGTTTTTAGTTATGATCCACAACAGCTACTTACTTTATTAGAAGAAAACGATATGGTTGTTGTTAAATTTCAATATCTTGAAGACCCAATGCCAATTTCTGGATTTTGTACAAACAATGAGAAACAAACAATTGCTTTTCCGCTCGCAGCCGAATATGTTACTCTTGCAACACCAATTACTCCAATTGGAGAAGAAGATCTGGCAAAAATTGTTGATTTGATTAAAACAAAAAATGTTTATCCAATAATGGTTGATTATACATGATTTTATAAAATGTTATACACAAAAATTAAGACTTGCTCTAAACGATCGGGTTTTGCTCAAAAATCAATAAAAGCGATCGGATTATCGGAAGAAAATATTTGGTATGATTTAAGAGAATTAGAACCGCAATATAAAAATAAATCGTATTCTTGGAATACGGCAAAAGGATGGGAAAGTTTTAAAGAAATAAATTGTTCTCATTGTATGTTTATGGATGACGACTTAGATTTTTGCGATGGGTTTCTAGGTATTTGTGAAAAAATTATTAAAACTCACCCGGACGCAATAATTGGTTTATTTCCATATTATTATAGAGATAAAGAAGTCATTCAAAATGAGTCTCCTTATTGGGAGGCGGGAATTGTTTCGGGCGCTTGTATAATTATTCCTAAAAAATATTTAAATAATATTTGTGAATTTATGTTTTCAAGATGTGATAAAATTTCACAGGACGATCTTTTGATTTATATGTGGTGCTTATATAATCGCATTCCGATGATTACGACAATTCCATCATTAATTCAACATATCGGAGATCAATCTTTGTATAATCCAACAGCACCAATTCGAAGAACGCAATATTTTGAAAAAAATCCAATTGCGGATTGGGGTAACAAAAAAATCAATAAAAAGTATCGCGAACTAAATAACAAATAAAACAAAATAAATAAAGGAGGGTAAAATATGGTTAGAGGAACGACTCCGACTGTTCTGTTTTGCTCAAAACAGATTAAAAAAGAAGAAGTTACCGATGCCGAATTTACCTTCTCTCAATGTGGTCGAGTGATTTTAACAAAAGAGTTATGCACCGGGGACCCGTCGTTCGTTATTGTGGACGGCGGAGTTTCTGTTACGCTTTCTCAAATTGAAACATTGATGTTCGACGCGAAGGTACCGCTCTTGGTACAATTAAGAGTAGAGATGGGGGATTTGGTTATGGCAACTCCACCGTCTAAAATGATAGTAGAGCAATCTTTAGACGGAGGTGTTTTAACGTGATAAAAACAGGTAAAAACTGTTGCGTTTTGAACGGAACATTCGACGAGATTTATGTCAGAAATTGGCAATGCGACACTGAAATGTCAGACGATTCGTCAAGACCGGTTCAAAACAAAGTTATTAAAAAATATGTAGATGAAAAGTTGCAAAACGTTAACGTTGATTTAGACCCTGTGGTTACACGGCTGGATACGGTTATTGAACTGCTGACGCAGATTAAAGATAAACCGTCCGGAGGTGGTTCGACGGAAGCTGAAATGATTTATTTCTAATGACGGGAGGTAAAGTTTCCAATGAAATTCGCATATGGAAGTATAAAAAAAATTAACGAAGCGATTGAAGCTGGAACAATTCCTACCGAAACGCTAATCATAACTTCAGATAGTGCAAATGTAGCAGAATTATTTTTCTACGACAAAAACAGACTATTAAAAAAAGTTGAAAGAAAGAACAAATTTTTAACGATTGATGAAGCAAAAGAATGGGCTCCAACTTGGGGTATGGAAGGCGACGTCATTTCTGTTAAAAATTCAAAAGGAGAATGGGAACTCGGAATTGTTAATAGTGAAAAAGACATTATTATGCAATCTTCCAGTTCAGGAGATTCCATCGGTTCTGGAGGAGTTGTTCCAGACGAAACATCTAATAATTTCCCGAAAGTTGGAGAAAAGGGGAAAATTTATATTGATACCAACGACCAATCATTATATCTTTGGGATGAAACATCTTCTTCGTATATTTTGGTTGGATCTGGTTATAATAATTTAATCTATAGTGGGGGAGACGCTTATGGCAACTAAAACAATTAAAACCAAGTTTCAAATGAGAAACGACACTGCTGAAAATTGGGCGAGTGCCAATCCGGTTCTGTTGATCGGTGAAATTGGTTTTGAAAACAACACAAACAAATTTAAATTCGGTGATGGCACAACCGCGTGGAACAACCTTCCTTATGCGGGAACCGATGCAGCGCAGATTCAGGCGATGATTGATGCTGCGGAAGACAATTATTACACTGTCGTTCGCAATGCGGACGAAACCGACAACGCTGCAATTGCTCGTGCGCTCGGCGATAAGACCGCTGCGAAGGGTGATATCTGCGTGATTAAGACCGCTCTGGGAACTACTCCCCAAACCTATTCCTTTATGGGATATGTTTATGACGGTGCAAACTGGGGTGCAATGGACGGGAACGTCAGCTCTGAAAACATTATTCTCTCGAAGGACTTCATTGGTGCTGGTAACTGGACGCAGATCGGTAACGTCAAGAAGTCTCAGACTGGTACTATTACAATTCCCGGCAAAGGTAAGAACCTGAACTCTTTCCTGGAGAACTTTACCACGGAAGAACTGAATCCTACGAAACCGGCTCCTACCTGTGCAATTACTCTGACTGGCGCTGGTGCAAAAGAAGTTGGCACAACGTTTACTCCTGCTTATACCGCTACATTTGATAAGAAGGCTTATGCTTATCCTCCGACAGACACTGGAGTTACCGTTACCGCTTGGGAAATCAAGGACACAAATGATGTGACGAAGACTTCGGCGACCGGATCTTTCGATGCGTTTACCGTCGAAGAGACTACCAATTATAAGCTGACAGCAAAAGCTTCTTATAGTGATGGTAATATTCCGAAGACCAACCTTGGTAATAATTACCCGGCTGCGCAGATTAAAGCTGGAACAACTGCTGTCGCTACTTCTGGCGCTGTTACCGGTTACCGTAACTGGTTCTATGGCTACAAGAACGCTGCTGGCGTGCTTGATGTTGCCGCTCTTACATCTGCACAGATTCGTGCTCTGACCGCCCGCAATGGTTCTTTCCCTGCAACGATTGACACGAACGGAATGCAGCAGATGTTCTTCGCGATCCCGAAGGGCAAGAAGACTTCTGTGAAGTGCTCTAACAATGTTAACGGTGCTCCTTGCACGATGGGCAAGACCGAAGTTCAGGTTGAGGGTGCTAATGGATTTACCGCCATTGCTTATGATGTTTGGTATGTCAACTCTGCTTCTGCAGACAGTGGCGCAAACACCTACAAGATCGTTGTATCGTAATTTTGATAATTGGTAATGGAGGTAAAAATATATGACAAGACAAGAATTTTTTGAGATGAAAGCTGCCGGCGCTCTTTGGGACGTTGGCGTTTCGATTAACAGAACTAACCCGCTGCCTCTTGATAAAAATGCAGTGTTTGAAAGCTACGATGCTGCTCTTGCCTATGCAAAAGGCGTCCTGTCTTACCCCGGTCAGTTTATTGCTGTTGTTGCAGAAGATGGTTCTGTGACCGGTTATATTATTACTGTTGCTGGCGGAGACGGCGCAACACTTCAGAAGCTTGCCGCGCAGACATCTACCGGTGACGTTGTCGCAGATCTTACTGCGTTGACTACCAGAGTTGGTGCTCTCGAAACTTCAGTTGGCGAAATCAGAACCGAAATCGGTGCTAAGGCAGATGGCGAAACTGCTGCTACCGGTATTTACAAATACGTTGATGATAAGGTTGCGGCGGCTACTCCCGATGGATATGCTGGCGTTAAAGCCGATGTCACAAAGCTGGTTGGAACCGATAAAGGTGAAGACGGTAGAGCAAATAAGACCGTTAGAGAAATCGCTTCTGAAGAAGTCGCGAAGATTGTTAACGGGGCTCCAGAAGCATATGACACCCTGAAAGAGGTTTCTGACTGGATTCAGGCTCACCCGGCAGAAGTAACTGAAATGAACAGTAAGATTACCGCCCTTGAAGGTAAGGCTCATGAGCACACCAATAAGGCGGTCCTTGATGGTATTACTGCTGAAAAGGTTACGAGCTGGGATTCTGCTCTTCACGCTGGAGATATTCCTGCTGCCACCGCAGAAGTGCTCGGTCTCGTAAAGGTCGATAACACTTCTATCGAATCCAATAATGGAGTAATTGGCATTAAAGCCGTTAATGTTCAGAAACTGTTTGTTGCTGAAGGCGACGAATTTATTCTGGATGGCGGCAAAGCATAATTGTTAAACAATTATTAAAACAAACGTTCCATAGCCACGGATGGTAAAACTTCCGTGGCTTGGAGAAATAAATATGGCAGAAATATTAATGCTAAAGTACAAATAACACAATTATTGGAAATAATAATGGAGGAAATATGGCAGAAAAAGTTTTAAAAACAAAAATCCAACTTCGTTATGATGAATTTACGAATTGGACCAAAAATAACCCTGTTCTTAAAAAGGGAGAAATGGCGGTTACGGTTATTCCGACTGGTTCGTCAGTTGAGCAAACCACGCCGCCTGCAATTATGTTCAAAGTTGGTGACGGGACAAAGAAATTTAGCGAACTTCCGTGGTCAAGTGCTCTTGCGGCAGATGTTTACGGTTGGGCTAAAGCCGCTACTCCACAAGCTATTATTGATGAAGCGCGTAAGGGTTTAATTGGTGCGGACAGTGTTGTTAAAACCCTTAATGGACTTAAGGGTGATATCACACTCGAAGAAGCAGATAATGAGACTCGTCTTGTTATTAGCAAGAGTGGACAAAAGATTGCTTTCGAACTTAATTTTTCCCCATATGAAGAAGCAGTTCTTGCTTCTGGGATTACAGATACTAAGGTTGCGGCTTATGATGAGTATGCCACAACTAAGGAAGATAAGATTGGCGCAGATCACAAAATTTCTCATGAGTATATTAGTGGGCTTGGAACTGCAGCAACAAAGGACGTAGATGCTTTTGATGTTAAAGGTGCGGCCGCAGCAGTTCTCGGCGAATCAACCGACGACGCTACAAAAAACACTGTTTACGGCGCGAAGGCAGCGGCTGCCGCAGCTCAAACGACTGCCGACGCAGCGAAAGCAACAGCAAACGCTGCTCTCCCGAAGTCGGAATTTAATACATTCAAGACGGCAAATGATGAGGCTCTTGGTAATAAAGTAGATAAAACGACGACCGTTAACGGTCACGCGCTGTCTGCGAACGTTACGGTTACAAAATCGGACGTTGGTCTCGGAAGCGTTGAAAACAAAGCGCTTGACACAACTGTTACGAAGAATTCCGGAAACTATATCACTTCTGGTGCTGTTAAGACAGCTATCGATAATGCCATTAGCGGTGTTACGCAGTTCGATGTTCAAAAATATGATAGTTTTGATAAACTGCCTACAACCGGTACGAAGGGTGTTATTTATATTGTCGCGCACACTCATAGCGATACAAATGACAGTTATGACGAGTATATTTGGAACACCACCCTTACAACGCCGGCATATGAAAAGATCGGCAATACTGATGTAAATCTTTCTGAATATATTAATACGCTTTCCGGGACTGCGAATAGAGGCGTTATTACAAATCTTACAAAATCTGGAAACACTCTTGCCGTAACATCGACAAGCCTTGAAACGGCTGCTCCTACGGCAAGCGGAACAACGCTTTCGTTTATCGATAGTGTTTCGCAGGCTGCGAACGGCAAAATTACTGCCACAAAGAAGACGGTTTCCGACGCTACCACAACGGCGCACGGTCTTATGTCTGCGGCAGACAAGGTAAAACTTAACGGTATTGCAGAAGGCGCTACGAATGTAACCGACGCTACTGTTTCTGGCTGGGGATATATTAAGTCTTATACTGATACAAACCAAAAGATTAAAGCTAAATCTGGTGCGACAGATGTTACATTTGGAGATAACGATGTTGTCGAATTTGTCGCTGGTTCTAATGTTACAATTACTCCTGACAAGACGAACAAGAAGATTACAATTGCGGCAACGCAGAAGTCCGATGCTGCTATTAACGGTCTGATCGATACAAAACTTACTGCATATACTGCGGCTCATCCCGGTGTCGATAAAACCGGTACGGTTACGAAGGTATCGGCAACAGCCGGTTCTGGTTTGAAAATTACCGGAACAGCAACAACGACGCCGAACATCGATTGGGACGACACGGTTACTCTCGTGTTCGACTGCGGAAACTCTACCGATCCTATTTAATCAAGTAAATAAAACTGGTATTTCATAATTTGGAGGGGCACAAAAAGCCCCTCCTTTTGTGGGCGGATCTGGAACGATGATTCGTCCAGTTCTCCAAAAATTTGGAATTGATAATTTTCGAAAGGAGAAAATTTTAAAATGGCAACTGAAAAAACATTAAAAACACGGGTTGTGCTGAAGCACGACACGGAGGCGAATTGGAAAACGGCTGGAGATGCAGCAAATCCGTTTATTCCAAAAAAAGGCGAGGTGATTAAACAAACTCGGCAGACTCACGACTAAAGTCGAGAGTCTGCGACGAGTGAGAATAGTTAGCACATAGGGAAACTTGTGTGTAGTGGCGCTTATGGCGTCCAATATTACTTGAAATGCTGGAAATTCCTAAAGCTATTTGAACCACAACATAATTCCTTAAATGGAATAGGTGTGATGGTCACGAAAGTAGAAAAAATCAAATAGATGGCGCAAGGTTAAATCCTAAACGCTTTTTACAAAAATGGACAACCAGCAGGTAAGCCCGAAAGGGAAACCCCAACGACTATCCCTCTTGAGGGGAGTAGGAGCAAGCGCTCCGAAGTGGGTAAACCTAAACGGAGAAATCCGCATGGAGAAGATATAGTCTGTGCCTATATGAAAGTATAGGATACCTACCGCTAAACAATACGGCGGACAAGGATGTATGAGAGTAGCGAACTCATATGAACGATACCTCTAAACGACTAAGGCCTATTGGTTCTTATGTGTTTTATAGTGTTAACAATTTTTGTTACACTCGATTAAAAATAACTAACCGGGACAGGGAGTAATTAACCTTTCTGATTGCCCTAACAATCAGATTACCGGTTGCTTATTATATATTTATTTTTAGGGAGATAAAGATATGGAAAGAGCGTATAAATTTCGTATCTATCCTAATCAACAACAAAGATTATTGTTAGCAAAAACATTTGGGTGTGTTAGATTTGTTTATAATTATTATCTTGATAAGAGAATTAAGTTATACAAAGAATCTGGCGCGTCAATAAACAACATCGAATGTTCAAGAGATTTAACAGTTCTTAAACAAAAATTGGAATGGTTAAAAGAACCAGACAAGTGTGCCCTTCAAAATGCTCTAAGGGATTTAGATGCTTCGTACAAAAACTTTTTTAGAAACCCATCTCATTTTGGATTCCCGAAGTTTAAGTCGAAACGAGGCAATCACAAATCTTATAGAACAAATTGTAATATTAAATTTTCCCCAAAGCACATTCAATTACCAAAACTTGGTTTAGTGAAGTTTCGTGATAAACAAATTCCGCAAGGAAAAATTTTGAACGCAACTATTTCACAAGATCCAAGTGGTAAGTATTTTTGTTCATTATGTTGTACTGATGTTTTTGTTGATAGATTACCGAACACGGGCTTGGTTATTGGAATCGATTTAGGATTAAAAGATTTTCTAATTACAAGTAACGGCAACAAGGTTGCTAATCCGAAATATTTGAGCAAATCTTTAGAAAAGCTTGCTAAACTCCAACGAGAGCTTGCGCGAAAACCAAGCAAGAGCAATCGTCACGAGAAGGCAAGAATAAAGGTTGCAAGACAATATGAAAAGATTACTAATCAACGCCGAGACTTTTTGAGAAAATTATCAACACGGTTAATCCGAGAGAACGATATTATTTGTATGGAAGATTTACAAGTGAGTAATATGGTTAAAAACCATAAACTCGCAAGAGCCATCAATGATGTATCGTGGTCAGAATTCCGTAGACAATTGGAATATAAAGCTAATTGGTACGGAAGACAGATTTCTGTGATTGATAAGTTTTTCCCATCGAGTCAGACTTGTAGTTGTTGCGGCTATAAAAATTCGGAAACGAAGAATCTTAATATTCGTGAGTGGATTTGTCCAGAATGTGGAACCAATCATGATAGAGACATAAATGCCGCAAAGAACATCTTGATCGAAGGGTTGAGATTGTTAAATTGTTAATAGTATAAAATATATAAGAACCGTAGGAACTACGGGGATAGCTCGGGAAATGAGTGGTCAATAGACCGCTGTCACCGAGAACCTCGCGACTTTAGTCGTGGGAGGTTCAGTATCTATGATCCAGATGGCACACATACTTATTCACGCCAAAAAGTAGGCGATGGCATAAAAAATATTAATGAGCTTCCTTTCTTAGGAGCGACAGTTGGAACGGCAGATTCTTCCGAAAGCCTTTCTAAAATTCAATATACGGCAGAATCCGCAATTCCAGCGACTCCGGAACAAGGTGTTGAATATGCGATCACAGACCTGATTGGTTACGGAGACTTAGATGCAAACCTTCAGGAACAGATCGATCATATGAGAAACACTGGACCAACAGGACCAACAGGAGCAATTGGCGCTACGGGTCCTCAAGGACCGAAGGGAGACAAAGGAGAAACCGGAGCTGTTGGCCCAACTGGACCCCAAGGAGATAAAGGAGAAACTGGAGCCGCAGGGGCTGCTGGTTCTCAGGGGCCGAAAGGTGATACTGGTCCGGTTGGACCGACAGGTGCTCCCGGATTGACAACTAAAGTCACGGTTAACGGAACGACATATACACAGTCTGGCGGAAACATTACGCTTCCTGATTATGCGAAAATCGGAACACCTTCCTCTTCTGAAAATCTTTCAAATATCACATATTTGGCAAATAGTGATATTCCTGCTTCTCCTGCGACCAATACGGAATATGCAATCACTGACGTAATCGGATATGGTGATTTGGATGTCGATCTTCAGGAACGAATTGATCGTATGGGAAATACAGGGCCAACTGGCCCGCAGGGACCGAAGGGTGATAAAGGAGACACTGGACCAGCCGGAGCAAAAGGTCCGACTGGAACAAGTTATAGTATTTTACAGACCGGAATTAGATCTGGGACACTACAATATTTTTTGGAACTGCAAAACAAAGATGATTACTGGGGTAGTACAACAAGTTTTTCTGGGCAAGCTGGAGATATTGGGTTGCTTCAATGTCAAATAACAGATAGAGAAAATACTTATGGATATATGTTGTTTAAGGTTTCTTCTTATGATTCTGCCGCACAAACGATATATGGTCATAATCATACGTTTATGTATGGGCCAAAAGGAGCAGACGGTTTAACGACCAAAATAACTGTCAACGGAACAACCCATACACAATCTGGTGGGAATATTACTCTTCCAGATTATGTAGAAAAATCCGAACTTCCGTCCAATTTACTTAAATATCAAATTATAACATCAACGTCTCAAATTGGAACTGATGCGAATACAGCTTATCTGATTCTTGAATAATAGAGGTACTTGTAAATGTATTATGTTAATGGAAAGCAAGTGAAAGAAATGTTAATGAAGGGCAGCGACGGCTTTTTGCACAGAACTCTTTATGGATATTTGAGCAACAATAGAAAGTTTTATAGCAAAGACACTGCTTATGAAAGTCCGCTCGTTGACGTTCATGTTTATTGTGAAGGTGAACGCCTTTTAACAAGTCCGCAGTTTATAAAAAGATCTGAATTAAGTTCTACGACAATTACAGTGCAAAGCACTTTTCAGTATAATTTAAAAGTTTCAAACCCAAGTGCTTATGGTGTAACCGATTTTTCTGGAACTAAAGGGAAAAGACCGACATTCAAGCTTGATCCAACTGTTATTGGAACGAAATCAAGTGCAAATGTTTATCTTTTGAAAGCTCCGGAATCTTCAGATTGGGTTGACACTGGTTCTTATTCGATAATATTTGATGATTATAGTTTTACGTCGATTCCCACTTCAGCTTTTCATAAGGATTGTAGTTTTGAACAGGCTGGAGTGTATGTAAGAGGATCTGATAATTATAATTTGTGTTACGTTGCTGGATTAGCGATCCTTCCCGCCCCAAATCACGAAACTTTTGCGTATGTATCATTAAATCTTATAAACCCTCCTGAAATTTCTTTTTCAGGCTCTCAATCTCTCGTTCATTTTGGATATTTACCAAAAGATACAGCCGAGGCAATGGGATTTACTGCAGAAGAAAACCCAAACGGAGAGCCAAAAGAAGCAACAGATTATTATGGTTGGGGATGCTGGGCGGATAACGAACAGTGGTTTTGGTCAGACGATGAACTACGTGAGATCTTTTCGGTCGGAGCTGGTACAATTAGTCAAATGTTTCTTAATACTTTTATTGAAAATTCAACACTGAGTTACAACGATACGTGGCACTGGGGAGTTTACGATCTTGATGTTAGCAGTCTTGGTGGAAGCGCTTCGTTTATTAGCAACCCCGTGTTCTCGGATGGATGGATTTTTGATCACGATGATACACAGATGTTTTCTGATATTATCTCGTTACAAAACACAACTCTCGCAGACGTATTAAATACAAACTTCACAAGTCCTCAAGGAACAATAACTATAATTATTCCATATTCTCAACCAACTACTAATTCAAATAATACGATGGGAGAACTTTGGGGAGAATTAGAAAGTAATTCAATATTGACGACCGATATTTTTACTTGTGCGGAACAGTTCTTCAACGTTGATACTAATGTCAAACCTCTTCCGACAGATAATCTTGTTACCGGTACTTTTGAAACAAGTATTAGTTCTGCAAGTGGGTATTTGTATTGTTGCAGTAATTTTGGAAGTTCTGGTATGTTGACAGCTACTGCATCGAATACTGTAACATTTAACGTTGGAAGCGATACAAGCATAGTGTACCTTGGGGCAAGAAACAAAAATGCTATTTTGAGTTTGAGCTTTAGTGATCCATCCGTTCCGAGCAGTCTTATTGAAATGTTTAACAGTGAGAGATTTAGTTCCTATAAATTGATTCCGTTTATTACTGGTCAAAATGAAGGTGCTATTTCTACGGATGGAACAATTGGTTTGGAAATTTCTGAATAACAATAAAAAGGAGAAAAATAATTATGGCTTGCAGAAGTTGTGATTTGAAGAGAATTTATCGTCTCTTCGAAGAGAAAAAGCGCCGTGAGGCAGAAGAGGCTAAAGCCCTCGCAGAAGCGGCAGAACGCGAAGCAAAAGAAGCAGAGGAGAAAACTCGTCGCGAGTCAGAGGAATCTGCGAAGCGCGCTCGTAAGAAAAAGGTTTATGAACCGGCTGAGGTCGTTGTTGAGGTGGTCGAAGAGCCGGTTGCGGAAATCGCAGAAGAAATTAAAGAAGAAGATCCGGTCGTCGAAGATGTAAAAGAAGAGACGAATCCGGAAGATGATTTTATTTTGATTTAAAAATAGGTGTGCGGGCGGGTTAGAGAAAGCCTCCGCCCGCCCGTATACTTTAAAAATATTATTAAAGGGGGTTTTAATAAAGTATGGCAATTTATAAACCGACAGATTGTAGTCCTTTTAATGGGACTTTTGATATTAGTAAAAACTCGGCAGATTTGCCAATAATTTTTGAATGCAAGGTCGATACCTCCAATACGATTGTAACGGGATATTCGATTGAAATATATGACAGCAACAACAGCTTAATTTTTCCGCCAACCAGTAGAGAACAAGGTCCTATTAAAAATAATGTAACATATCTTTCAGATTTAAGACCGTATGTTACGACTAACTTCCAATCCCTGCTCCCAAATTTGAAAAACATCAACTCCGGATTAAACGGAAGTTATCTTGAAATTCCGTTTTATGTTGAAACAATCGACACTACGGAAAATTCAACAGTTTCTCGAAATCAAATGTCTGCAAATTCAATTCCCGGACTGGTTGAAGGTCAGACATATACGTGGAAAATCACACTGTACCAAGAAGTAAAAAAAGGAAATAATGTAAGTGCGACAACAGATGATTCTGTTTTTCCACCAAACGCTGAAAAATATTACGATATGACCGTTGCCAGTGGAACGGTAATTGGATCTAATGAAAAAAGAATTCAGACCGCATTAATTGATAGCGATGATAAAGTTGTAGACAATTTGGTGCTACTCGACAAGTTTATTCAACCGATTCAAATTAGCGAATTGGGCGGATATGATCCAACCAACCAGAAAACCGACCCCGTGACAAGCTGGAACGGAGCTGTTCCAACAACGTTTGCGATGACACGTTCGTTGATTACGGGTTATGATTCAACGTATGGATACATTTACCCGTCTACGGCAGAAGGAAATGCTTTTGCGGACGGACAAATTGTTTCGGAAAACGCAAATGGTTTTCAGATTTTTAAAAACGGGAACAATCCCTCGAACCTCGGCGCGACAGATATGGTTGAATTTATTTACGACAGCGGAGAATTCAATGGGAAGATGACGTGGAAAACATCTGCAGCAAAATCCGAACAATCATATTGGGAACAGGTTTATTTAGTGGATAGTGATCCGGGCGGAGTATTTTATCCTCTAAAAGGAGATGGATATAGTTCGTTTGCGCTAACTGGGTCGGAGAGGATTATCTTCAATAATATCCAAGATCCGAAAGTTCAATATGCCGGAATTTATTATGGTTCTCCATATAACGGAATTTTTGAGCCGCATTTTTCTACTAAAGAAATTTCAAATAGCAACAAGGCTTCCTCCGGAACATATATGCTTCCGGCCGGGACGTATACGTTTAAACAAGATACTTCCGTGGAGGGATTTACCGGAGAGCAGGTCTTGAACTTTTTTACGACCAAAAACAACGGTGTCGTTTCAGAATGGGTAAAAATTAGAACAACAACGAATGGTATATTATATACATCAAAATCAAATTCGAAAGAAAGTTTGGTATATTTAACTGGCACAGAATTTATAAATAACACAGAAACAATTACATTAAAAACAGATCAGGAGGTTTCTGCTGATTTTTTGACGTGGTTTTCTCAAAATGTCAATGTGTCTTTTTATCAGGTAACCGTTGTTTGGAACAGAACAAGCGATGCTTCAAACTGGGGAACTCTTTCTAACAAAATCGTTTACTGTCGTCGAGACGGCAAAAATTATGAGATAAATACCACAACACAGGTTGGGGAAATTAACAAGACTCCATTTAAATTCGTTGAAGAAAAACCGGTTAGGATTTTCAATACAGCGGAGGAAACGACAAACACTTTTGGCGGCCAAGATATTGAAGATATAGGAAACAATTCACGTATATTTTATACAAAAAATAATACAATTTCTTCGATACTTTCTGTTACCAACAATAACGGTGTCGACATAACAAAAGATTGTGCGTTTGAAGTTGGAAACAACTATATTATATATACTTCAAGCTCTGCTATTCCATCAGACTTAACAATTTCTGTGAAATACATTCCGTTTAATATTCACGATTATGCCGGAATAATCTTTTACAATAAACAGTCGACCCCTGATTCAGATACTGGGATTATTTATATCAGACCTTCTATCAACATTAATACAAATATGATCTTTAAAGAAGTAACGACCACGGCTAAGCCAACTTGGTTTAACATTAATTATTTCAACAAAGATTATAATTATATTACTTATACCGGAAATACCGGATTTAATCCAGAAATTGACAAAACTCGTTATCAGATTAAAAGCTTTTACAAAGATAGCGACTATAATCCGTTTTCGATTTACAAAAACCCCGAGATCGTATCAACAATTTCTGGAAACGTAATTGAATCAGATAGATCTGTTAATATAATAGTAACTCGAAATTTTACAGTTACTTCGACGTACAACCAAGACAGTTATATTCAGTGGAAGAGTTATCAATGGATCTTATATGATTCTGCTAAAAGAACTATTCTTGAAAAAACAGATGAGCAATATGACGGAGAAATAACCGCGACATTTTACGGGCTCGATCCGCAAAAGTATTATATTCTGTCTCTTGTTTTGCAGACAAATACGGGCAAAATCGTTGAAATTGATTATGTTATTTATTCTGATTTTACAGAAGTTGCCGAGCAGAGAGATTTAATTGAGGCCGAATTTGATTGTGACACGCTTTCAATGAAGGTGAGATCGAGACTTATCAATACGATTCTTGCTCCAAATGCAGATGAATATCTTTCCGGAGACGAACCGCCGACAGAAAATACGGCATATTATTACGATAAAGAAAGCGGGTTTTATCAAAAGAATAATGGAGATGGGGCTTATGAAACCGTAGCAACAATTAATAACGGGACGCTAAAGATAAATGGGCAAAATTCGATTGATTATAGCAAATCGTTCAAGAGTTATGCAATCAACTCAAATATGAGGACTGGAACAATTCAAACAAATGCAAATGAAATTATTATCGAAGGCGAATTTATGTTTTCCGAAGACTATAATGGAGATATTTTTTCGATTGCCAGAGATGATAATTCGAATGCCATTGTCTCGATTTCGATTCCGAAGGTGCTTGAAGAAGTTGGAAACGACGGATTTGTGAATCTTTCAAACGACGCTAATAAGCTTAAAATTAAAAATGGCTCTTATTTGAAGGTTATTGATGAAAACGGAATTTTATCTAATACTTGGCAGGATTCAGAGAAATACCACAACACTTCTGTTTGGAAAAAGAGTATAGTTGCGCCAACTGGAGATAGGATTAATGTTGCTAATTTTAAATATGCGGAAGTAAAAAATAATGATGGAACTTATAATAAAGATACATATTTGAATATTGCCGGTCCTTACAATTCTTATGACGAAGCAGAGCCTCTTAAAAATCCAATGATTCAAGCAAAACAAACGTTTTCGTTTATAAGCAGTGACGGTAAAGATCTTTCAGGGATGTGTTCAGATGGACCGTTTTATATTAACCAACCAGATCGTTTAATTTGGCTTGATTATAAGCCGTGTGAAACACAAATGGAAGTGGTTCAAGACACGGACGAAAACGGAATTCCCGTAGTCGATAAGCAAAGTGTATGCGTTGAGACTCCATTGCTTTGGAATGACAACGCTATTTGGAAAGATGGAATTTATGTTACAAAAGGACTTGAAAAGACTCTAATTGGACAGGTTTCTGTTAATGGAACAGTTGTTAAATCTGATTATCTTGAAAAAACGTCTGATGTTCAATATAGCGAATCCGGTTTGGCAAAACAGATTCGGGTTGCTCAAAGAATAGTTGAAAGAAAATCAATTTCAAATTATAGCTTCTCATTTAGGGTTTTTATAAATACGAGTAATTACAGCGTCGATCCACTTCGTAGTAGATGTTATATAAAAGAATTACCACAACTAAATACTCCTCAAAATATTTCTATTACAGGTTCTGAATTAAGTTGGGATGAAGTTCCAAGTGCAGAGGAATATCGAATTTTTGCTACCACTAATACGGGAGATGTATTTGTTTTAGGAGATGTACAGGCATAACATTATAATTTAAACTTCACAGTATATTTACAAAAAACTTTTCCAAAACTACTTGACAAACCAATAATTTTGGTGTATAATAGGGGTGGTTGGGCGGGAATAGATAATAAGAATAA